AAACTTAGTAGCAATAAGTGTTGCTACTTCGCTACACGGTTTAATTGCAATAGGATTTGGTTTACCTTTTTGACTAACCCACTTAGATTCATCGGCACCATACTGCTTACACATAAATTCTTTGAAAAGAGGGACAGCTGCTAGTCCAATTTTTTTGAACTTTTCTACATCCTCATCCGTACATCCGAATCGTTTACAGGTCGGATTTGATAAACATTTATTAATTTTATTATCTTTTTTTGTTACCGTGCCATTAAAGATACTTAGTGATTTAGTTCCTGTTGTAGTATGAAGAATTAAATCGCCTGTTCCACCTACATCATCACTCTGCGTTACAGACTCAACGTTAAGAACTTTGAATCCGTTAAAGAGTAGTCCTGTACCAACGGGCTCCTTACGAATATCCATAAACAAACCTCGAATCTTAATTTCGTTTTTGACATTCTCGGCACATATTTTGTTTATAACATCTGACTGCTCGTCAAGAATAGAATCGGGCATCCCCATCTGGCGCATTAGTTTTAGGGCTACAGCAATCTCATACACATTACCCGTATTGTGTTGTTTGGTGTAGGGAAGGAGGGAGGAAAGGAATATATCAGTATAATTCATCTTAGGTCTGGGAGAGATAATTATCTATATATATGGTTAATGCGTTTCAATTTTTTTAACACCCCATAACAGAGGATGGCAAACAACGTAGACCCTGCCACTCGACAACTCATTGAAATCGCCCGCACTACCGATGACCCGCTAGGTTTCCTTATAGAATATTTTGTTGAACCCTATTCACCTATACAGTTAGTGACTATGGATAGACGTCCGGCTTTTAAGCTTATTATTACAGCCGCACTTGACAACATGATTGAACTCGGTATTCGCGAACAATGGATGGACTACCTGTTAGCCAAAGGTATAAAAATCCACGGTGGAATCAATGAATACGTCACCCATTTTTTAAACCAACAGCGCGCAGGAATAAACGTGTTTGACTATATATTAGGATTACCTCAAGATGAATACAAAAATCTGTTAATATTTAGCACCACGACGGAAATGCAAAAAATGCTACTTGTGCATGGATTGACCGCGGAAAATCGTGTTCGTGTTCAAGCGGCGATTGACCGGTTAAATCCGCTCCTTGCTGGTGCCGCCGCACCTGCCGCTGGTGGTGCTCGGCGCCGCCACCGTCGTCGTGCTACGCGTCGCCGTCGGTCAAATAGATCATGATTTGATACTATGTAATATTAATTCTGCCCTATAGTAGAATGGCGAACAACATAACCCCCGCTGAATTTGAAGCAGCAATACGTGCCCGTATGGGCGATGACCCCCTTGACTTCCTACTACATAACGTTATTGAAGAGTACACACCCGAAGAGTTAGCAATGGATGAAACGGTCCAGTTTGTCGTTCTAGTAGCACGTAATCGTCTAGAGGAACTTGGACGCCCTGAAGAGTTTGCCGATTACATAATAGCAAAAAATATCAAAATCTCAGGCGGCGTCAATCAATACATTACCCATTTTTTAAACGAACATCCCGCATACGGAATGGACCCTATTGAATACGCATTATCATTGCCCTTCGGCGAACGACGAGCTGGTATAATAGAAAGTACAACAATAGTATTAAGTAAAATGCTTATACAGCCAGGATTAACGCCGGCAAATCGTGCTCGTATTCAAGCCGCTATTGACCGGTTAAATCCGCCTATACCTGGTGCTGCTGCCGCTGCCGCCGGTGGCTCTCGTCACCGTCGCAAAGCGACTCGTCGCCGCCAGACCCGTCGTCGTCGCTAAATCGCTTACTTTGTTGCTTTGTTGCTTTGTTGCTTTATTGATTGATTACCGACTCTTTTCGCTGACCGCAAAGAGTGGGAAATAAAAAGGCAATTAGATTGTAAGTGCCGGTGTAGAATTTGTTGTCATCGGGGCAACTCCAATAGGCTCCAACTTCGTCTGGCACGAGAACTTGCTCTCACAGCTTTCCTGGGTTACCGGACATAGAGCCGAGCATTGTACCGGTGTTAATGAAAGTGCCGCTGCCGACGATGCTGGTGTCGGTGCAACCGGTTCGCTGGTCGGGACTGGCACAGGCTTGGGCATCTTAGATTTCATTGCCTGAAAACTTGGCTGTGCTGGTGCTGGTACAGGCATAGGCGCAGGCATAGGCGCAGGCATAGGCGCAGGCATAGGCGCAGGCGCAGGCGCAGGCTCAGGCGCAGGCTCTGCCGGCGCATCCTGAAACTTTTCTATCGTCACACCGCATGGCGACATATACAAAATCAAAAATCCTACCAATGCTGCCATGAGCAACGCGGCAATTAACAGTAAAATATAAGAACGCTTTGCCATCTTCTATTTACAGTTAGGATTTTCTATAATTATGCCCTATAAATTGGGGGAATCGTGGATTCGTACGTCTTTCGGGTCGCATTATCCAGCATACAGAATTCAATCATATACATAACCCCAATAATATCACGAATTGTCTGATGAATGGCAATCGCCGCAATTTCCTGTTTTGCCGACCCATCCACTACAATTGATATAGAATCAACCTGATGTTTCTGTGCCACTTGTAGTATCATCTTAAATTGCTGCTTTATCGTATTTGTCCAATGCGGGGTCTTCGTCGGAACATCCGGTACATATACATCAATAGTATCACCCGCACGTATCTCTTGGCAAGTCAGCAACCCACTCTCAGTCGTCGGCGTATGACCTAGATGAAAGACAAGAGTATAACTAGGAGTAGTATCCGTCAGTGTTACCAACGTATTATGAAAACGGCACATATTTATATGCGTGAAATCGTAAGTATGAATTACCATTTCAAGAAGTGTTTCCTACAGTATAACTTACGTTAATTTGTGTAGTACTTGAACGAATCACTTTTTTCATCCAGATTGGGTCCAAAGCGCTTGAACTCGTTTGATCCCGTATCCATCTCGGGACGGTAAATGTAGCCACGTGTCTCGCCCGTAGACCACGCACGCTGGGCGTCCCTCGGATAACTTCCATATGGTACATCGCCCTCCTCATCTCCAAATGGCGCAGCCTGGAAACCCTCCGTTACCTTCACCGCTCCCAACATAGGATTATTCGGGTCGGTCTCCTTGAACTCATTGAGTGGGCGAGGTGCCGACATAAATCCGTTCTCCGCCGCTCCAACAGCATCACCGACCTGCTCCCTCATAATGCTATCGGCACCGTATGTTCCACGGCTGGCAGGTGGCTTGATAGGAGGACCCGATGGCATCGGGATAGGCGGGCGGCTCGTATACATAATATTGGACAACGACTCATTCGCCGGTGCCGCATTCGCAACTGTACGATCAGGATGTGTCGGTCCGTTCATCTGACCCTGAAACATATCATCCGACACAGTCGTTGTGGTTCCCGCTACATTCTGGAAATTATCGCTGCGCGATGGTTTTCCAATCGCACGCATCGTAGCCCGCACATTGCGATTGAACATCAGCACCGCTGTAAGAAGCAAGAGGGACACACCAACAGCCGGGTAGACGGTAAATACCGCAAGTGCGACCGCTACGAGAATCACCGCTGTTACGGGGGACGAGGTGACATTATTTGACAATGTAAACATCTTCGTGGCAACGGCAGTCGTGACCGCCAAAACTGCCACAGTCAAGCCAACCTCAACATAAGATACCGATGGCTTTACCATTTCACTCTATTCACCGCCACGATAAAAAATGAAGAGTTTCCAATTCTCTTAATAGAAAGCAAAGATGTTACCTGTTCGTGCTCTCTCCGCCAAAGGTTACTCCATTGCGAAATCGGAATTGACGCCCGCTCAAACCTCCTTAATTAAGAAGGAATTGACTGTATGTGCCGCCGGTCCTGCCGCCTATACCGCCGGCACTGCGTCCTTCAAAGTCTACCTTGAATCCGCCGAACGATTCTATCTACCCACTGCCTGGGGACTCACCCAATTCGGTCCTGCGCTCTCTGACATTCGTGGTCGTGGTGATGCGCTGCCGTCGGCGCTCAAATTCGGCGGGGAACTCCGTGTCCACCAAGTCGCCGCACTAGAATCGTTTCGTGACGCCGGTCATAACGGTATTATTTGCCTGCCCTGCGGCTACGGCAAAACCTTCACCGGCATTGCCGCCGCAATGGAAATCGGGAAGTGTTTCATCATCGTAGTCCATAAGGAGTTCCTCGCCGACCAGTGGTCCGCCGAACTTAAGAGTCTTGTACCAGGCATTCGTATCGGTCGTATTCAGGGCGAGAAATGCGACGTCGGTGCCGAATTTGACGTCAGTATCGCCATGATTCAAACACTCTGCTCCCGCACGTTTCTTACCGGCACATTCAACCATTTCGGCTTCGCTATATTTGATGAAGTTCATCATCTCGCCGCCGAACATTTTAGCCAGACGCTCCAACGGGTCCATTGCCCCAAGATGCTCGGTCTGACCGCCACGCCTAAACGTAACGACGGTCTGTCCAAAGTGTTTACATGGTATCTCGGCACGATTGTCTACCAAATTGCCCGCCGACCCAAAGATGATACGGTTCGGGTGGAATGTCTACGCTATACCGACTCCGATGACGCCTATACCGAAGTGAAATGTGGCTGGGACGGTAAGCCGATTCGTGCCTGTTTAATCAATAATATCGCCAACTTTGCCCCTCGCACTCGTGCGATGATTGAGTGGGTGGCGCCTTGTCTACAGGAAGAGGGTCGGCGCCTGCTCATATTATCCGACCGCCGTGAGCATCTCAAAGAGTTTGAGACCGGCTTTCAAGCACAGGGAGTGAACTCTATCGGCTACTACGTCGGTGGAATGAAGCAGAAAGACCTAGATTTGTCGGCGACCCGCAAGGTTATCCTAGGTACCTTTGCGATGGCGAGCGAGGGAATGAATATTCCCGCACTCAACGCCGTTTTGCTGGCAACCCCTAAAAGCAATATTGAACAGTCGGTCGGTCGTATTCTTCGTCTCAAACCCGAAGAGCGTACAATTCAGCCACGCATTTATGACGTCCTAGATACGGCGTTCCCCGAATGCTTTGGTCAATGGTCTCGTCGACGTAAATTCTATCGGGACTGCGGTTATACCGTCAAGTTCAGCACCGATGAAAGCGAGGAGTCGTCTGAGGAGGAAGCACCGGCTGCTGAGGGATGCCTGCTTGTAGATGATTAATCTTTCGTAAGAATAGGAATGAGCTACAATAATGGTCCTGGTCCTTTAGTGTTGACAACCGAGAACGATCCCAGTCTCTGGCGTACAAATTCGTACCGCCAACGGCTACAGGCACGGCGTAATGCCGCCCGCACGCGTAAAAACCGTCCTGGAATTACGAACACAATCAAGAAGTGGTTTGGACGCCCGGCTACTACTGCTGTGACTGCAACGACTCGGCGTAGATCCCATCAAACACGGAGCAGCCGCCGTCATCGTCGCAGCAATATGCCACGAATTATGTATGAGTAAAGTAGGAATGTCGTCAGGCAAAAAAGTTGTTACCGCCAATCCTGCGTGGATGTTACGAAAGCCGTCTGGTCCGCCACCTGGCTCAGGTCTCGGATTCAATACATCTATGAATAAGAAATCGCCGAAACGGAATTTATCGCCGACGCGTACTACGCGTAAAATGGGCTCGCCGCCGCCGTCGCCTAAGCGTCCTAAGAAATATCGCCGCACGCTAAGACGCCGTTAAAAATTGAATTATTATATGTTTTCCTGTGTTTCTAACACAATGAAACATACTGTAGTGGCATCTACGGTGCCGGTGCCCAAAGGGCACGTGGTTATTAAGGTTGAGAGACCTAAATTTCAGGAGTTTATGCTATCACCGCCGCCCAATTGGATTTGTTGCCGTTATCCTTTCGTATTTGGTGGATGTTTGATGCTCTGTGGTGCCGGTATGACGATTCTCTTCATCTACGCGTTCGGCGGATTTCTTCCGCGTTAAATGTGTGCCTGCGTGGCGTTAAATGTCATTTTTGTACGGCTTACACTCACCATATAGGGATTTGAGTCATCGTTTTGGGAAACCGGTGAGTTGACAATGACCGTAGGAGTAAACTGGAATGGTTTCTTCTGCTTTCTGTTCATTACGACGATGACCACCGCCACAACGCCGACAATTGCTGCACCGGCAAGTCCGCTGCCAATCGCAATTCCTGCAACATTTGTTGTACTGGGTGTAGGAGCGGCAGCATTTACTACAACGACTGGTGCACGGCTCTCTACCGCTGCCACTGCTACCGCTCCAGCACTCGGTGTTGCCGTTACCGTCACCGTTGCTGTTGCCGTTGCCGTTGCCGTATCGGTTGATGTAGTAGTTGGTACTATTGCTGGCGTTGATGAAGCGGTTGCCGCCGAAGTTGATGTTGAACTCGTACTCGCACCTCTTGACGCACTTGCCGCCACTGTATGCGTCCTAGTTGCCGTTACCGCCGCCTTGGTTGCTGACGGGCTTGCCACCGCCGACGGGCTCGCACCCGCTACCATCTCCGTCACCGTCTGAACCGCATTGTAGTTATTACCGTTCTTTGAAATGACGACGAGTGCCCAAAGACTGACGGTGCCCGTTCCTGCTACCGGCGGTGTCCACGTCGCCTTAATAAGTGTATGGGTGGATCCGCCGTTTGTCTGAGTAATAGAGCCCACACAGCCCGTATTAGAATGCGACTGTGAATCGCCCGCCGCAAACGACCCCGCTATAGAGCTAGCACTTGTCGGGAAACTAGAGGGGGTACCCTTGACTGGTGCCCAGCTCCAGCCCTTGAAGGCTGTGCTCGCCGCCGAAAGTTGAACTGTATACGTCTTGCCCGCGGTCCACTGCGTCACCGTAGCGGATGTGCTTGTATCAATGAGTGAGAGCGTCCAGTCAGCAGGCATCGGGCTCTTATTCGTACCGTGACCTGCCTGCCCACAACTCGTCGCCCCGCCACTATACGCCCACGAGCCGACAATGCTCGCTGCTGCAAGGACTAGAGATAGGATGCCCATTTGGTATAATTACCTATTATGGCTGGTCTCCTTTATTTTTAGATAGCGGTCAATTTTGAGGTCCGCAATTGTAACCCAGCGTTGATAAATACACTTGAGTATCTGGGGTGAGATAGTTATTGTTAAATGTATATAGTTCAATCGCCGTAGGCATATCCGATAGCGTTGTGATTAGATTTGTATCGCAATACAACAGCGATAAGGATTGAGGCAACGGTGGCAAGGTGGTCAACTTATTTTTATCACAACTCAGCGATGTAAGAAGCGAAAATGACCCTGATAAATCGGTCAATTGATTTGCGGACACGCCTAAAATCGTGAGGCTTGACGGGAGCTCTGGGAGGTCGGTCAGTTTATTGTAGGCACAATAGAGTTCTGTTGTAGTAGTCGGTATAGTCGGCAACACCGTAATCTGATTCGTCTGGCAATATAACTGCTGTAAGCCGTTCGGCAGGTCGGGTAGCGACGTAAGTTGATTGTCACCGCATATCAATGTATTGAGCGTGTAGGGAAGTTCAGGAAGGCTTGTTAGCAGATTAAACGAGCAGTCCAGCCATGTAAGATACGGCGGCAACGGCGGGAGCTCCGTCAATCCTAGATTTGAAACATCCAATCGTGTTGTATCTTTCAAATTCGCAATACGTTCTTCTGCGATATCCATTCTAGTATTTAAAACTTTAAAAATTGCTATAATTTTACGTTGTTTTACGATTCTTACGTGTTTTACGCTTACCACCACGGGACAACTTCGCCGCTAGTTTTGCCTCCGCGATAGCAGTATTCAAGTTTCGTGAATGCTTGCTCTTTAGTTTTGCGATTAAACTACGTACAGTCCGAGTAGCAGCGTTACTTCCTCTACGATTCAACACAATACGTCCTACCTCCAAAATATCGCTCTTTTTTCCTAAAAGTGCGGCATTTTTATCAATCTCAACCTTCACAACGGAGTTTAGATTGTTCATTCTATTTATGGACGAGTTTTAATGCTTGCGGTTGCGATTGCTCTTCTTAGCATTCTTATGGCTCTTGCGGCTCTTGCGGTTGTTGCGACGGCTCTTGCGGTTGTTACGACGGGCACCGCCGAACAACGACTTGGGTGGCGCAGGGGACGAACCGTTCTCGGGTCCTACACGCGCCGCCACAGGCCAGACCTCATTGAACGCCGCTACACCATCCGGTAAGAAAACACCCTTATCCGTGGAGGGAGAGAAGGTGAAGCCCGCCGATGACGCATTATAGACCGGTAACGATGATCCAGGACCACGGTAGCACTCCTCAGGGTAGGCGTTCGGTGTACCGTACGATCCGCCTCTGCGCTTGGTACGGCGACCACCCTTCATGAACGCAGGGTTCAATGTACCCTCCTCAAAAGGTGATACGCCCGCTGTAGATCCAGGGGGAGCGAGCGAGTACAAGTCGGCAGGAGCACGTGGGTCAGGCATCTCAGGTACCTGAGGGTTGAGTAAGTGATGCGTACCCATGCGACCGTCGCACGGTACCGGTGTATGTAACGCATCTACATTTGGACCGTCGCCACCAATGCTCTGGCTAGGGTCAATCGCATAACCGTACGTACCGCCGCCTCGGTGTTTGCGTGTACGACGTCCGCCTGAGTAAGGCGCATTATTGCGTGCAGGTAAACCGGTAAACGCCGGCGCACCGCATCCGCAGCCGCCTCCTGTCATAAGACGAGCCTGGCAGCCGCACGCACCACCGCGTACTCTGCGACTGCTGCGACTGCTGCGACTGCGGCGACCGCCCGTCAACGCAGGCTGAGGTAAAATGCTACCGCACGCACCACCACGACGGCGACGAGCCCTGCGGGATCGGTTGCTTCGCTTACCTCCCGCCATCGGTGCCTGCGCCGATGCCAAACTCGCATTTGTCACCTCGTTGTAGAGTTCGCCGGGACGGTTGGTCCAGTAGCAATCATTGTACGGGTGAGTTACAGCGTACTGACCCAAGCCAGTCTGGTTCTGCCAGTCGCCGCCAGGCATCTTATCCAAGGGAAACAATGTGCCTTCCGCGGCATAACCGCCGCCGCGGCGATTCGCACTTCCGTGAAGCCCATGCTTCTTGTTCATTCCACGGCGTAACGCACGATTCATCCTCTATCTTACCCCTCGGATTTTTTCGGCTCTATAACCGTCTTAATTTCCCACTTATCAAATTGCTTATTATGCTCAGCCACGACGGCGATTTCGTCCAGGTTCGCCAAACGCAGTGCCTTACTAATCGCCAACGTCCTCACCAATCCCAGACCCAGGCGCTCTTCGCCCCGCCAAACGGAGTAAACGTCGGGTCCTATTTCCTTCTTCACCTTGAAAATATCCGCACCAGGTACAGGCTCCTTGGCGGGCTGGGTTACCGGTGCCGGCTCAGCCTTTGGTGGAATCCAAATAATCCGCTTCGTATTCGGTGTATTAAGAACAAACTCCACAACCTGGTTTGCGTCGGGCTCCTGTGCCTGAATCAGATTCACCGATGTATATTTCGCCAAAACAATCTCCGTTCCCTGTAATTCTAACATAGGTTTGAAATGGTTTGCGGCGAAGTCGGCGACAATCCGCTCCCAACGCTCTCGGAATGGCTTAGTCTGCCACACGGCGGTGCCCTGCCACGTCAGGACGTCCTCAATCACGAGTTGTCTGGTCTTGTTATAGTATGCTGAAAAGATAGCACCGTCGTTTAGAACGGTTTGGGAAAGACGAAGGCGAATGCGTTGCGGTCCCATTTTCGCCGCAATCGGTGGCAGATATACCGCGTATCCTAGATTGGGAACAACCGCAAGGAATCCTGAGAGGATACCACGTGGTCGAAGACTTGCGACGACTTTCTCTTTACGAATGAGGGCTTTATCGGCGCCGTTCTCGGCGTACATACGGCTAATGCCAAGCGTCTTACCACGCGCACCCCATCCACTATTGCCTATGTATTCTTCGGTGGCGGCGACCCAATCCATTATGTTTTTGGGGGTATAATTAATTAATGTGACCGGGTTTTAGACCGGCAGGATTACGCATGATTTGCTTCATATTCTGCCGAGGCTATCAATAAGCCATTTGAGTAAGCAGACGTTCCAGTAAACCCAATAGATAGAGATGATGAACCAGGCGCGGTCGCATTTTTTACCCATAACACCTTACCAGATGAGTTATAAGCTACTACAAAATTATTAAAACTACCATTATTAATGATAGTAAGCCCAGAATTTACGGTTCCATTCGGTGTGCTATAGAATGAAACCAGAGGGGGTGTGCCAACTGTATCCGTCCATCCGCTGACATACACGTTTCCGCCTCCAACCGTGATTGAGGTAGGTAATACACCTACATTCTCACTATAAGGATAAGTGCCGGTGAATAAGGTTTTCCAAAGCGGTGTTCCGCTTGTATTATATACTATAACAACTCCTATAGTAAATCCCTGTCCGTTGTAAATCATGGTATTACCGGTTGGCACCCCACCGGATGGCATAACTGAATTCGCCGGATCGTAGGTTGCTATATTTGAATTCTGTGAATATGCTGAGACATAGATATTACTGCCATCTACAGTCATACATCTGGCGACCAAAGAACCATTTTCTGGGTCGCCGTACGGCGCGCTCATATTCACTGCCCATTGTACTACTCCACTACTATTGTATTTTACAAGTACTAGATTCGCCGAATAGTTCCATCCGTACACTTGCCGAGCAGGATTGGTTTGGTCCGTAGCCGAATAGACATTCAGAGGAAACTGACCTACATCGTGATTTACAAGTCCGTACCATCCCAGCGCATAAATATTGTTAGAAGTGTCTGCTGAAATAGCTACTCCATACGATTGTCCAAAGTATCCATCTGACCCGTCGCCATACTCAACCTTTGTAGCCCATAAAGGGGTTCCACTTATATTGTATTTAACGACTAACATTGTGTAGGTACCTTGCGTTGTAACATTTACGCCAGGTTGAATCGCACCACTCGCATTATAAAAATATTGGGTAACTGTTCCGCCAGTTCCATTTGATCCAAAAGCACCTGTTATATAAATATTTGAACCCGTATATATAATACTATAGACATACAGCACTCCTTCTAAATCAGGACTAGTCGTTGTGGGTGTCATCTGGACGCTCCAAACCGGATTTCCGCCCGAATCATATTTGATTAAATATCCATTTTGAACATCGCCACCACTTGGTGGCGGATAGGAATGAAACACGGAACCATCTAGATTATAAACATTACAACCATTACCGGTATATCCTGCTACATAAATATTATTTCCGTCGTTGGTGATATTTAATACATTCATCCAATCAATATTATTGGTCCATAAAGCGATGCCCGATGAATTATATTTTACAATAAGTCCACCTACCAATGGTGACCCGCCAGTAATATTTGTAGTGACCGTAACCGTTTTATCCGCATTAATGAAATAGGGTATACCGCTGGCACCAAAATACAAATAGTAATCGGAGACTAAAATAGTATTTGTTCCATCGGTTGTTAAACTTGCGTATCCCAAAGATGTACCGCTTATATCGGCAACAAATAAAGGCTTGCCACCACTGTTATATTTAATCAAGTTTAATCCATATGAGTAGAGTGCTGTGTTTGATGGTGGCGCAATCGAGGTTGCTACATACTCTACATTTGTTCCATATGTAAGACCGCCAGTTGCGGGTTGAGTCAAATAAGGAGCACTTGTATTATTTGCCCATTGAGTAATACCATTTGTATTGTAGGCTATTAGAAAATCGTTTTGGACACCAGTCAACGGTATCGTAACTCCTGAGAGCACCGGTTGTCCGCTCGGCGGCGGTATAACCGCACCATTATTATCATAGGGCACATCGTATGTAGACGTAGGAGCCGTCATATTTCCGCTTACATATAGATAATTGTTAACCACGGAAATATAGAACGGACTGCCGCCAAATATATTTGTAACCCATTGTGCGATACCCGCTGTGTTATAATTTATAATAACACCGTCTCCTAATACCGAAATATTTATAGGACCAAATGTTGTAGCATTCGTATTATAACACGTAATATTACCACTAGTGACCCCCGCAATATAAATATTCGTTGTAGTGGCTGTAATAGAATAAATGGTATTTGACGCTGCCCCAATGATATTTGTTCCCCACTGTGCTACACCTAATTTGTTGAACTTTACAAGATAGACAGCAGATCCTGAATTATATCCTTTAATAGAAATCACCGGCGCAGAATTGTATGACTGAGAATTGGGAGAATATATATTTAATGGACCAGACATACGATTTCCGTTATATGTACCCGCAGCATAGACATTATCTGCGGCGTCGACATAAAGTGCGGTCGCCGATACCGTATTTAAATTTCCTATACTTGCTGCCCATATAATATTTCCCGCTGTAGTATACTTCGCAACAAATGCGGTTAAACCGCCGTTAGTAGACACCGAGGATAAACTTATTCCAGACTCCACATCTCCTGGTGGGTTATAAAATACTAAATTGCCCGTTTGACCATACGACCCTGTTACATAAATACCAGTCGGTCCTATTGCTATCGCAGTTATTGTACAATTCGCATTTGACGCACCGATTTCGGTCACCCATGATACCGCACCGCTTGGAGTATATTTCAAAAAAACTCCACTATTATAATTTGCCGCCAGTGGATAGAGCTGTTTAAAACTTACTCTACTACCTGAATAAGTAATTGAATATAAAACACTTTCTGGTGAATCATTTAATGTATACAAAATATTATTTAATCCAGTTATATTCGTCAATAATGATCCGTTACCTAGATTTGTTATTATTTTGGAACTGGCAGGGGTTGCGTAAGTATATTTTAAGAAATTATTAGCACCATACAAGGAGACATAAATATTATATGAATTAGGATCCGCATAAATACCATATACACTTTGAGGAATATTTATATTTGTACCTGTACCTGTACCGGTACCAATAGACGCATTTACAGTTAGATACAGATGACCACTTAAATCCCAATTAGTATCATTATTTACATTGCTCACATCCCAAATAATTCCACTTACATCAGGATAATGAGCATTATTATAATCAGCAATTAAAAGGTGCCCATTACTAAGAGTACCATGGTTTGTATAAGAAACACTAAATGGTAAAATAATACCATCTGCTCTGCTTGAACTATTTGTAACGGTTTTAGTATTAAATGCTCCAACAGTTGGAGGTGTAACTTCATTATTCATAACTATTCTACATAGTGAGTTTGGGGTGCTTGTATTTACTAAATATAATTTACTCTGGTAATCGGTTGTTATAGAATAAATTCCATTAATTTGTAAAATCTGGATAGGGGCGTCAGCAAATGTTGTATTCAATTGCCAAATTGTTTGTTGGTTGTCTACTATATATAAATATCCAGCCTGCCATGCTACAGATGATATAACTGTACTCACTCCATAGGCACCAAGAGATTTAATACTCATAATCTCACCGTTCGTCTTCAATTTATAAGCATTCGGATTGCTATCAATTATATAGATATATGTACTATCATTTGTAATTGCCGACGCATTAAATAAACTGACATTCTGTTTCAACGTTCTATACAGGATTCCATTCGCATTATACACATTTAAATTTGTAAAAAAAGTGCCCGCCTGGTAACTATTCACACCATCGGTCAGACTTGCCAACAACTGTAAATATGTTTGTGACGTGAGATAGGTAGCCCACTGCGCAATACCATTCACATTATACTTTACAATATAACTTCCGTTTGCCATAGTTGATATAGACACCGGTGTAACAAGTTGCGTCCCATTCGTGTTTACAAATAGAAGCGCACCCGAAAAATCTCCCACCGCATATACATTCGTTCCGTCTGTGGTCATACTATGATTTGATACGGCACCACTGATATCTGTAGTCCATTGAACCACGCCATTATTATTGTACTGTGCGATGTTACATCCATACGATGTCAACGCAGAATTTGGCACCGGTGGCGGCGGAATAGGTGGTAACGTAGGAACACTCGCAATATACGAATTATATTGTGCTATCGTTGTATTGACCGCCCCCGCATCTAAATCGGTGGCAATAGAGACCGATGACCCATTTCCACCGTTTCCACTACTCCAAGCCACTGTGTTTGTAGTACGAATGAGTCCGTTATTAATAGACTGATTTGTAATCGTCGCATTCGCAAATATCATACGCTCTCTACGACGTGCTGTCGTAGCAGAAGCACCGTTATTCGTTGCGGACGGTATTTTCCTATTCGGGCATAGCATTTATATCATAGAAAATGAACTATTCATTTCCGCCCCGTCAAAGGCGCCTACACCCTGCATAAAGTCGCCGCCATTCTGTAGCATTTCTGGTGAATAACCGGCGGCGTTGTGTGGACCCGGCGACGAATGCTCCGATCCGAGTCCCGATGAGACAATCTTACCCACTCCAGGACGCTGACGGTGCTCAATCATCTGCTCAGGATGACGTAAGTTGGATCCAAACTCTGCGTCCATAAACGCCACACGATTCAGGGGGTCGGTCGCCTCCGGTGGGTCGTAATGAATCGCCGGTGGAGTACGCTGGAGCGGCTCGGGTGTTCGCATATCCTCCTCCGTCATACCAACCGGAACCGGCATGGGTTTTGGGACCGGTGGTCGTTGGCGCGTTGTCATTACCGGAGCAGCCGTTTCTGGCGTCTGCGGACCTCCCACCACACCATCCGGTGATTGTTGCTGATATACCTGTGGAGGTACATAGGGCTGCTGCGGCATCGTCATTTGAAGAGTGGGCTGAACATGGTCCATCTTTGGCACTCCCTGTGCGGCTGACAGTACGGCATTCACACGAGTCTCAATCTGTGTTTCCAACAAACGGGGATAATTGGACGCTTTCACGATATAGTAACCAAAGAAAACGAAAACTGCCACAATAATCACTAATACAACCCAAGCCAAAGGTATCCGGGTCGCCATATGTTCTACTAATTTCAACCCTGAATTTTGATTCGTTAATTCCACGCAAATAAATCTGTCCGCCCAAAAAAGAAAAACATGGCTAGCGAATTCGCCGCCTTTGCCGATTTGTCGGGAGTTGTTCAGTCGCTCGTTAAAGAACTTGAAGGCAAGGTTCTATCCCAAACCGACCTCATTGCGCATTTACCTAAATTCGTCCTTGTCGCCTGGACAAGCAATCTATCCGTTGATAAGGCGGAAGCTCAGATTCTCGCTGCGGTCAAGCATCTTATTGCGAAGTTTGTACCTGCTGACCAGCAGTCTGTCGTGACGAGCTTCGTTGATTCGGCGTTCCCTGCGATCGTGACTGCGTTGAACGGTTTGATTGAACAGGTGAAGGCGGAGGTCTTGAAGAAGGCGACGGGTGCGTTGAACGATGTTGAGAAGAAGGTGGAGGCGGTCTGCGCAACGTCGTGCCTCCCATCGTTCTTTGGTTTCCTGAATAAGTGTGCGAAGGAGGTCCCCGCCGCTGCGCCTGCTGTTGCGGCTGTTGAAAAGACTGTCGCTGCGGAGGTCCCTGCGACGATTGAGGCGGTGACGGAAGCAGCGAATTCTGATATTTCGGCTGCTCTTGCACCTGCTCTTTTATCGGTGAAGGAGGATGAGCCTGTGTCTGAAGCCAAGGCGGAGTAAAGATATTCAGTTGGTTAAGAGTTTCCTGAATCTCTGACATTGTACCACGGATGTACAGTAAATTGCCGGCTTTGATATGCCTATCGAAGATCACCTCTTCGCTCCACATATCATCTATATTGAGCGGTGGGGCTTGCGTCGCTAGAGGGGTAATGCTCTCTAGGAGAAACATCTCGTCGGCGTGCTCGTACTCTGCGACCGGTTTACGGGTTTCCGCCTGCCACGCCGTATCCCAATTAGGGGACGACTGAATAAAGCCCCAATTGGCACCCCAGCGGACCACGTGCTGCGTGGTTCGGCGGGCTTTCGCATGCGTCTTATGAAATTCCTTGACCGCTTTGCCACTATACGTCAACAGGTACGACATTTTTTGCGTGGTGTTATATTAATAACGCAGTGGGCGATTTAAACCGGTGCCGCCAAAAAATTTGAAGGCATTTAAGCCACTAGAGAATAAGACAATACAAAGAATGTGGTGTCTTGTTCTACAACCTAAGGGTACTACCCGCAATGCGACGTTACCCGCCGGTCGTACCGAAGTTCTTGATTGCGATGCTGCGTGTGCCATTCTTCGCCGTGCGACGGCGCCCGAGCTCATCGGTACCTTCAAGTGGGGGGCTATAACGGTATATCTCTTTGGATATAAGACCGGCAAAGCCGGCACCGAAAATAAGCACGAACTCCCACCTCCGCACGATACGGTATTGCTGTTTGGCGAAGCACTGCTCTGTGCCACCCAGGCGGGTGCTCTAGTCTCTTTTGACGCAACTATGTTTAAGAACTTCTACAATGAACTCAATGGCGGATTTGATGACCTAGACGAAGACGAAGACGAAAACGAAGACGACGACGACGACGAGGAGGAAGAAGAGGAAGAGGAAGAGGTAAAAGAAGAGGAAGACGAAGAGGTCGTAGAAGACCTGCCAGAAGAAGATGAAGAGGAAGCACCGCCCGTCCGCGTCGTCAAAGTTGTCAAGGCGAAAAAAGGCTCTAAGAAAGTTCCTCAGTGGTTTTCCCTAGAAGAACTGGCACCTGAAAAGTACGATATGTAATTACACTTCAATAATAATCTGTCTGTCCATCGGTAATTTTTGAGCAATCGCCGAATATTGCGAATCTATGAATCCGTTAATCTCGTCGGCTGCCTTATACATCATAGCACTAGCCTTTTCCGAGCAATAGATAAATATATACATCGCCGCAGTAAGAACCGCCAGCATCGTCCAAAATCCTAGCCAAAATGCGTGAAAATTAAACATTGTGGTTTCTGGGAATGTTGGGCACAGCAAATTCAATTTTTTTCCGCCCCGCCGACAAAAATGAAGCCTAAACGCTCGTCGCTGTGATAAGGCAAATGTCCGCCGCTCGTGATAAAGTCCGCGCCGTAATTCGTGCCCGCTGTTCCGCCCTAACGCCCGCCGAGCAGGTAGACCTTGAGCGGGGTATCTTCAACTTCACCCTAGAAGACGCAAAACGCCGCTCTATTCGCCGCGTTTGGGAAAATCCTGAGTTTCAAACATTATACGAGATTTGCGCTCGGCGGACGGTCTCCAATATTGACACGTCATCCTATGTCGGCAATGTACGTCTGATTGACCGGCTCAAGGAGGGCGAGTTCAAGCCGCACGATATCGCCGCCATGCCGTTCACCGAACTCCACCCCGAAAAGTGGGGCAACTACGTAGAAATGTCTATCAAGCGTGAGGCAAAGATGTTAGAGGTGGATAAGTCGGCGGCGACCGATATGTTCCGCTGCTCCAAGTGCGGTAAGCGGGAATGTACTTACTATGAAATGCAGACGCGCTCCGCCGATGAGCCGATGACCCAGTTTATCCGCTGTCTCAACTGCGGCAAGCAGTGGCGTCAATAAACTACGGATTTGTAGGATGTTTTTAACTATACTCACGTACAACACGCATGGTTTGCCTTGGTCCCGTGATACGTCCGTGGAGATTTGCGAATGGCTCAAAGAGCGCCGACCGCAAGTCATTTGTCTACAAGAAGTGTTCTTAGAGTCAAATCGGCAGTACTATAAAGAGCATCTAGAACGTAATGGCTACCGTGTATGTATCCCCCGAGACGGTGACGTTACGCTCGTCAACAGCGGACTACTCACAGCGTTCTTAATCTCCCGTTACCAATATGTGAGTGAATGTTTTTATCCGTATCTTGACTATCATAATGTGGAAATCTTCGCCAACAAAGGATTCTATGCGGTAACGATTCGCGAACATGTGAGCCGGCGCACTATTGTCATCACAAATACGCATATGCAGAGCGATACCGAAATTGGTTGGATTGTAGGACGAAAGGTTACGCAGGATATACGAAAGGCGCAGCACCAGCAAATCCTACGAACGCTTACAACGCCCAATGCGGTACTTGTCGTCGGCGATATGAACTGCGAACGGTCGCCCGAATCGCTCATTCGTTATATGACGCCCGTAGACGAAAGTCGGTTGAAGAAAGCAACGTTCTATTCAACCGGCGAAGATCTGGACCACGTCGCCTGGTTTCCCTTACAATGGGCGAGACCCAAATGCCAATTCTGCGATTTTATGCGGAACGGTCCGCGTCTTCTCAATTGCCAAGTCTTCCAGAAACCCTGGAGCGACCACGCACCCGTCTTGTTTTCAATCTTCCTGCCCCTGATGATAAATAGGACAGGTTAGGATCTACCCAGGCGATACGGGCTTTACGTGTAGCACGGCGGTGGCTTTTACGAGATACCATCTTATATCGGGACACGAAAATATTCTGAACGTGTAGGGGCTAAGATATGGCAAAGTCTACGATGTTCTGGTGGTATATCGCCGCATTTTTACTATGTATCGCCGTCATCGGCGGTGCGTACTATATTTCACATGAGATTGACGATTGTCGTGTGCTAGAAACGATTCAAACGCCCAACGGCATGGTACAAATCGTCAACGATGAGTGTAAGGAAGCGTTGCCGCATACGACCGACAAAAATACAATTCGTATGACGAAGAGCATTTGGAGCGGCTCCCGCCGCAATGACGTCCTCTTCCACGAGCGTGTCCACCTTGAGCAGAAGCGTGCCGCACGTGATTGGGCGGAATTCTACCGTCGGTACTGGGAATACGATATCTCGGCGAAGCCGCCGACCGATTTACCCCATGGATTTATTCGCAATCTCCGACCCAATCCCGATACACGTGCGGAGCCCTGGGCTATCTGGCGCCGCCGTTACCTATTCTTCCCGAACTACGCAAACTCTGCGGCACCCTCCCTAAAAGACATCCGCGTTCAGGTTTGGGATATGCACGAAAAACGCCTAGTGGGTGTGCCCGACGAATGGAAAGAGATTTTCTGTCACGAAGATTCGTGTCCCTACCAATTTGAGCACCCGCACGAAATTTCCGCCGAATTTTTAACCCACGACAACCATTCTTCAGCGTCAGCCCGACTACAAAATTGGTGGAACGCTAATAAATATGTCTCCCGTACTCCTTAATCCAATTTCCAGGCAAAAAAATGGTTATAGGAATTAGGAATGGAGAGTATCGAGGTGGTCCCGCCGGTAGCTTCTAGTCCTTTGGATTCTATGCGCGGGCGAGGAAAGCGTAGTGGACTCTGCCACCAAAAGTACACAGCCTCTGAAAAAAAGCACCCGAAGGGTAATAAATCAATTGTCATTCTGGTACTACCCGAAAACACATCTAAGCCTATAGTAGGGCATAAATATGAGCGCTAACCCTCCCAATGCCGGTATAACGGCATCAAGAGGTCTGGACTTTTATACATATATCAATCATAAATGGCAGTCGTCGGTAAAAATTAAACCGTACGATTCCAGTGTCTCTGTAAGCGACGAGATTGAAACCCGTGTAGAGAACACACTCTTTGATAGCATTGAAAAAGTATCAAAAACGAAACCCAACGACCCAGTCAGTCGCCTGGTTAAGAGTATTACCACTCACAACTATCAAATAAATAATATATACGACCTCCAGCGACTATTTTCATTGTTTGAATGTCTAAATACGCATGAAGATGTTGCGCGCACTATTGGAAAACTGAATCGCATACAGTCAAACGCTCCTATCAGTTTCGTCGTTGCCAACGACCGCTATATTCCTAACAAGCGATGTGTGTATATGTATGAGCCCAAACTCGGCTTACCCGAAAAACAACAATATAAAAAGGGATTTGATACCAAGGCACTCAATGCGTATACTCACGTACTCAAAATCGCCGGCGATATTCTACATGTAGAGAATCTAGCATCCGCCGTGGACTTAGAAAGCCGCCTTTTGCCGTATTTGTCGCCCGAAAATGACCGTGAAGACGTGGCATTTTCCTACAATCCTAAAAGTTTGTCCGATTTGACTCGTGCCTACACCAATATCCCTTGGAAAACGATAATGCTAGCCTGGGGAATGACCCCCGCTATGGCGTCCTCGGCAACCTACATCGTCACAAATACAGCGTATGTTGAATTACTGGACCGTATGTTCCAGCATTATTCTATGACGACCTGGCGGATTTGGATGCGGGCACAGACCATCGTACATTTTATGAAATATCTACCACCCCCCTTTGACGACCTCCACTTCCAACTTTGGGGGAAACAGTTACAAGGTATAAGCGAAAAGATGCCCCAGCGATTCTTAATGCTTACGTTTCTCAAAGATAACATTCCGCATAATCTAGGATATATTTATGTCAAACACGGCGTTGCGAGTAAGTTGAAGGCAACGGCTTCAAAACTCGTAGAAAATCTACGTAATTCCACAATTGTTCGTATTCGTGAATTGCGATGGATGACCGACGACACGAAGAAAAAGGCGATAGAGAAATGTAAATCTATGTTATTCCAGGTCGCCTATCCTGATAAGTGGGAATTTGAACTTGATGAGGTGAAAATAGACGAACGCCGCATGCTCACGAATCTATGGAATCTCGCAAAATACGATACCGATCATATGCTTAAGCATCTCAAACGGGGAAAAATCAACGAAAAAGAGAACTGGGAAGACGGTGTCTTTGAAGTGAACGCCTATTACTACAGCGATAAGAACATGATGGTGATTCCCGCCGGTATCCTAAACTCTCCTTTTTTTGACCTCAAACGTAATGAAGCGTGGAATCTCGGCGGTATTGGTGCCGCCATCGGTCACGAAATTACGCACGGATTTGACGATGACGGGCGCCTATACGATAAGAACGGCGTCATGAACGATTGGTGGTCGGCGGAGGATGCCGCCAAATACAAAGAGATGTCCAAAGCACTCGTGGACCTGTTTAATGCTGAGACCTATATGGGCGGAAAGGTGGACGGCGAATTGACACTCTCCGAAAATATTGCCGACCTCGGCGGCGTCTCCATCGCCTTAGAAGCGCTAGAAATGGAGTTCGCTGCCGGTAACTATACAGCGGCTGCTAAAAAGAATGCCTACAAAGACTTCTTTACAAGCTACGCCATCTCTTGGCGAAACAAAGACCGACCGAAAAAAGCCGAACAGTCCCTTTTATTGGACAAGCACGCCCCCGCACCGCTACGTGTCAATCTCATTGTACGCCAATTTGCCGAATTCTATGACGCATTTGATATCAGTGAATCCGACCCCGGTTATATTCCTGCTGATAAGCGTATCCAATTATGGTAAATTGGGCGCCGGCGGCTTATAGCATAAGCAGGTCATTGAGCCGCCACACTTCATATGTACCATCGGGCATGGGTCGCTTCACAATAATTGGTAGCCGACGGGCTTCCAGTTCCATCTTCGCAATTAAATACGAATCGTTGACGCCGGTGGGCACGAGAATATACGGTTTCGCTCCATTATTAATCTGACTGGCGCGAAAGCTAATACACTTCGTCTTCTCGTAGTTCGTAAGAAACGGATACGTTGTATGATTCGCATCGAGCAGCGAAATATCACGGAGTGACGTGACCATATCGGCGGGAATGAGTTCGCTCTTTTCGCCGGGAGTTTGAATCACAAGACGCTCTTGAATTTGTTCATCGTACGGAATCCAAATTTCGGGATGCTGTTTGAAGAGTTTGACAACATCCGCCGCCTCGGCACGCTGTTGCTCTGTTTGTTCCTCTTCCACTTCCTCTACGACATCTCCATCTTCATATTCCTCTTCTACGATTTCATCTTCAACTTCGTTGGCGTATTCGTCCATCTTGCCTCTAACACTCCTGAGAATTAAGGTGTCAAATTTGTTCAGAATTTAAATAGCCCCTGGTAGGATGAGTTCATTTGGATTCGGCGAAGACCTAGATAGTATATTGGGGCTCCCGACAGGCGGTGTACAAGAGGGCGGTTCAATTGACGGTAGTTTTGCCATAATGACCCGAGACGAAATACAAGAGAAGAAAGCCGATATTCATACCGTGCCAATCATTATGACGGAAAAGACGCCATCAACAAAAGATATTGGTGATATAGCAAGTTTTTCACTCACCACCGGACTTCAGCCCACTGATATTCTCGGCTTGAATGGTGAAGCGGTGCGTAAACTGATACATATGCCTACCGATAATCTAGCGACGATTAATCAGAAACTCTTTCTTGTGAAAAACCAGTATGAAGAAGTATCTGAACTCGTTGAAAAACAGGTTGCGTTTATATGTCTTTTCCACCATTTATTCTTCCTCGCTAAACTTGCGAAAACGCCCAACTATCCTATGTTTACCGATCCGTTTTCCGATAAATTCAATGCAGTTCAAAAGAGCGTACAGGAAATTCAGGGCTCTATCAAACTAGACGAAGGGGATAAAAGTACGGTTGCCGGTGCCGCCGATATTACAACAGAAGCGGGATTTAACACAACATCTATGCACGAGGGCTCACAGGCTGGACCTACGACGACCACCATCTTCGGTGTCAGTTTTACGGATATTGCGAAGTTCTGGTCCGAAATGAAGTCAACTACTACACTCGTTGAGGCGATAAATATGTTTAAAAAGAGCCCAAACGAAATCTACGAATGGTTTATTTCTGGTATGTCTAAGCCTGCTGAGCCTGCCGAGCCTGCCGAGCCTGCCGAGCCTGCCGTACCTAGCGGTACAACAGAGGTCAATACAAACGAGGGCAAGGCGGCGGCTACAGCGGCTCTAGGCGTGCCTGCTACAGAGGAAGCTACTCCAGTTAAAAACGCAGCGTCTACAACCTCCGCCTCCTCTTCAGCATCAACAGTTGCTCCCGCAAAGATTTTACCCGATGAAGGTGTAACACCCGATGTTAAAAAACATATTGAAGCAATGTTTGCGGTAAGTGGGCGTTCTAAGGCACCCACCGAAGAAACACTTCCAATATCTACAAGTAAAAAACCAGGCACGCCCGCCTATAAATTAAGAATGACGAGAAATACAAGAAAACTACGAGATGCGAGAAAAGCTGCGGCTGCTAAACGAAAAGAGGCAGAAAGAGCCGCCGCTGCGTCAGCATTGGCTGCCGGTAAAGGACGCCAGCCACGAGCCGCCTCCGCAGGTGTAGCTGCTGCGACTGCCGCACTCAAATCGCCTCAACAACTTAAGGCGGAAGAGGCTGCTGCTACTGGATATGTAAATGAAGAACAAAACAAAGCACAAGATGCGGCTGCTGCTGCTGCTTCTGCTTCTGCCCCAGAAGGCAATGCTAATAGTACTACTCCACAGGAGTCAGAGGAATCGGCATAATCATAAAAACTATAATAAATTTAGGGAAATGAGTTACGATTTGCGCTGCTTTGGGTGGGACGGATGTGTTGTCCCGCATACTCTCAAAGCAGTTCAAACCTTTGTTCCTAAATGGTCCGATCTCAAGATACTACGTAAAAAACAGGACGAGAACGGCGAGGACCTACGTCTACTTAGCACCTTTTTCCAAGATCCAACCTTCGGTCCTTATATGCCAGGCTATACCAAAGAGAAACGTATTGATGTAGGTGGTTATGGAAATATCTATCTCGGTACTCGTGGTATCTATCAACCCAAATACGGCAAAACAAACGGTATAATCCATCTTGAACGAGACCGTGCGATGGAAGAAATCTGTATCAAAGAGGTGAGACTAAGAATAACGGACGAAGAGCGCGCAGGAAGTCCCCGCACTCGTAGTGCCGCCTACGAAGAGGAGATGCGTTGTATTCTTGCCGAAGCGTTTCTACACGCACTCGTTCTAAAAGTGTTTGAAACCGTAGGAAATCCCCAACGTGTTCCAAAACTCTACGAAGTGGTCGGTCATATACGACAGGGTCACACAAACACCTCGCCCCAAGATTTTGAATCTATCTGGATGATTATGGAAATGTTATGCGGTAATACCCTAGACCGTTATTTACGCACTCACTTAAAACCTATAAATACCTTACCGACATCTACAGTCACCAATGAGAGCATTATTCTAGATATTCTTCTACAGCTTGCGAATACTCTTCATATTCTACAAACACGAATACACTTCAATCACCGAGATATAAAACTCAATAATCTATTCGTTCGCCAACACACCGATGAATGGATACGTGACCTAGAGATAGAGGGATATGGACACTACACATGTAAAGAGGATATTACATTGCTGGATTTCGGATTTGCGTGTATCGGCTGCCCCATTGACAATTCCTGTATGATTAATGCCGGCAGTTGGTTTGAAGAGGGCGACCTATGTTTCAAGAAAGACCGTGACCTAGCCCAATTTTTATACGCCCTACATGCCGCCTACCCCCTAGATAAATATATATCCCCCAAATTCTACGAATTTATTTCAGTGGCTATGATTGCGAACAATCATGGATTAACGGTCAATCTTCTTCACGGTATTAATACAGATGGTTCCCCCAATTTGGCACCAGGGCGGGTAATCTTTGACGAGGGTATCTACACATTCTTAAAAAATGAAGGCGTGTTCGTTCCTGGATGTGAGCCATTAAAGTTCCTCGCCGCACTAAAAGAGTATGAGCGCCACAAATAAACGCATTATGCGCGATGTCACGCATGTATGCGGACCCTCGAAAGAGACCCTTGCCGCCGCCGGTATCTACTACCATTGCGACGAGGCAAATGTCTTTCACGGCACCGCAATGCTCGTCGGTCAAAAGGATACGCCATACTACGGTGGCTACTACTTCTTTGACATCAACTTCCCCTCCGATTACCCCTTCTCCCCTATCAAGGTGAAGACGCTCACACAGGACGGCAGGACTCGTTTCAATCCGAATATGTATGTAGAAGGGAAAGTCTGTCTTTCTATTCTAAATACTTGGCACGACGGACCCCAGTGGTCCTCCGTTCAAACGCTAGAGTCGGTTCTACTTGTGATGATGGCGGATGTGCTCAATGCCATTCCCCTCACAAACGAGCCCGCCTATTACAACGCCGGTCTCAATGAACAGGCAAAAATCTACAATCGTATGCTCTTTCACGCCAATATAAAAACGGCAATTCTCACAATGCTCAATACCCCATCAGCGTTCGTTGTACCCTTTCTAGATACAATGCGGGCTGTGTTTCTAACAAATTACGGTGGGGTGCTACGATGCGCCGAGGAGCACGAGGTGGAATGGGACGGACGCTCCGAAATGCTACCGGTATACGGAATGACGGTGCGCTACGATTTCGCGCGACTGGCGGGCGATTTACGGGCGGCGAAGGCGACGCTCGGCTCTTAGAAATCATTATAGACCGCCAACCAATTGACATAGTTGCTATCAGAACCTTGACCAGAATTAATCGTGAGTGTGCCCGCACCCGTATCCACTGAATATGATAGAGTACCAGGTGTACCATTATTGACGGTTTGATACGTTAAAAAGATATATGGACCGTAGGTAAAGATTGTATTAGAACCAAGTGTCGCACTGCCGCCGCTTAATTGAACAGCACCGACCGCATTTTCGAGATTCAACATGCCGGTCGCATAGAGGTCACCACGATTACCGTCAATTCCAGCATAATTTGCTGGGTGAATAAAACCACCAGATTCAATAAATGGGTTGGCTGACCCACTAAACCCCATTTGATTATAATACTCACTATTGTTTATTAAAAGTTGCGGAGTACTAATACCGTTCGTAAAATTGGCGGTAATTAACGATGCCGGTGTTGATAATAATAGTGTTGCGTTTTGAGCACCAACTACATAAATATCTGAACTTGTACCATTCAAAGATAGAATAGGAGTCGTTCCACTATTAATAAAGGTTTCCGTTATATTTGCGTTTAATGTTGATAGTACTACAGTTGCGTTTCTTGCGCCATATGTTACTACAGTTGTATAATTTGTACTTGTATAAATATTATTACTACTATTACTACTCGTTGTTAAACTATTCGCACTATATTCGCCTGCTGATACAATATTTGCGACGGCGCCCTCAGCGACAATATATGGAAAGTCTCCTTGTGCTAAAATAGTAGGGGTTGATAAACTTGGATTCCCATTTAATCCTATACCCATACCTGTAAAACTATCATATTCATATGATGATGCCTGAATAACTGCATAATTTGATCCTATATAACTTCCAACGTAATTGCTATACAATCCATTTCCTGCCTCAAATGCGGGCGAATTTGCGTCGTTAAAATACAACTCAGAATAGGCAGTGAATGCGCTTTGTGTAGAATTAATCATACCCATATAATTGCTTCCATCAGGTGCTAATTCCGCAATAATATTTCCCTGCGTATACACGGAGGGTCCAAGGTCGGGCGTACTATTACCAAAATCGTAATTATCTGGAACATAAACCGGTTTATCCGTATTATAAACGGAAAAATGGGCATCGTTCGGGTCAATAAAGCCATTGAAAAACGAAATCGCATCATATACGCCTACATAATATTGGGTCACGCCAGGATTTGTATCAGGGAAGAGTTTTTTACCGTTTTCACGAAGAATACGACCCGCGGGGCAGTAACCCGAATACATATTAGGTAGTGGCGTAAGCGTATTATTCGCATACGTATAAAACACACTATTGAACGGTGCGGTAGAAATATACGAACGGCGCTGCCCGCCAGGGAAGCCATCTGTCATTCCACGAACGGTGGTCATTTCTAAGAGGGCAGGAGTTTTTGTAAAAATTGAACCGCCCCTTCAGGGTAAGATGACTGGTACAGTGATGGCTTCTTCTTCCGCTTTAAAGAAATTTCTAGAGGAGCATCGTACCAACGAGAATGTCTACAGCCTTCTTGGTATGGGCAACGATGCCGGTAAGTACAATGTAGAAGACGCCGAATATGACAACTTCCTCCAACTCGTTCATCAACATATTTATAGCATGCCTCCACGTGCGCTATCCCTTATTGAGCGTCACAAGGAGCATTCCCATATTCTTGTAGACCTAGACTTCCGTTACGGCGAGACGAAGGGTGGACCGCTCATTCGCCATTTCAATCACGAACAGGTCCAGACGTTCATCGCAATGTATATTGCGGCGATGATCTATTTCACACGAGTAGAAGACCTTGAAGAGGACCTCATCTTCTACGACATGGTGAAGCCCGCACCTGAAACGGATAAGAACCAGCACAAAGACGGTATCCATATTCAGTGCCCTACACTCAATACCACTCCAAAGTTCCAGCACGCCATTCGTGGATTCCTGCTGAAGAACGAGGTGATTGCCAAAGTGTTCGGAAATACGAATATGTCTAATTCCGCCGAAGACTGCTACGACAAGTCGGTCATTTCGCCCAACGGCTGGTTTCTCTACGAGTGTTGTAAGCCCGATAAATCCCAGTATCACGTGGAGCATATCTGGAAGGTGGATATTGCCGATATTCAGGAATCTCTCGCCGGCATTGACCCCGATAACTTTACAGAGTTGGTGGACATCGTGAAGGATATGATGACGGATGTAGAGATTCCCACATCGTCGCTGGAAATCATGAAGACTCTCAGTATCCGCCGTGGCTCGACCGAACTTCTAGAGCCCACCGTCCGCGAAGTGCGCTCCACCGAGTGGGATGTCTGTGCGAATTCAGGCTCATCGAACTCAAAGAAGCCTATCCGTCGTGCAACGCCGGCGACTCCTAAGGCGGCGGTGGCGACCGAGGGCGGAGCAGACGGCACCGAAGAGAATGAACTTATTATGGATGGAATAATTGTCAATACGCCGATTGAAACGTCCGAAGAGGATATTGCTCTTGCGTATCGTCTATGTAAGGAGTGTATCAATCCCGAACGCCGAGCCGGCGACTATGCCGATTGGGTCACACTCGGCTTCTGTCTCAAGAACATCGCCGATACTGAAGCGTCGTTTGATGCGTGGGTGGACGTAACACGTCGTGTAGACGCGCATCATAAGAAGAAGACGTATACCGAAGAGCAACTGCGCTCACGCTGGGGCTATATCAAACTCAACGGCGCGCGGCGTCCGATTCGTATGGCGTCGCTCGTTGAATGGGCAAAGGAGGACAATCCAGATAAGCTCCGCTCTATCCGCTCCGAAACCATTACCCTCTGGATTATCAACTATGCGAACAATACACATGTTGACCTAGCTGAACTCGTTCACCGTCTCTACAAGCACGAATTCCGCTGCTCCGTTGGCTCACGCAAGGGTATGCTGGACCTCTACCATTATAACGCAGATGGCAGCAGTTGGAAACATCTCAGGATGCCGATTGAACTTCGTATGCGTCTCTCCGACGGTGTGATGAAAGAAATCGTCGCTGCTATGGGTGATATCTCAAAGAAGTTTGAAACCATTCCAGAGTCACAGCACGAAGAGAAACTCAACCGAATCAAGAAGCTTGCGACCATCGCAACCCAGCTCAAGAATTCCGGTTTCAAGGACAGCGTTCTCAAGGAATCTATGGAGAAGTTCTACGACGAAGATTTCATTTCCCGTCTCAACTGCGACCCTGATATCATCGGTGTAAGCAACGGTGTCCTCGTCCTCAATTATCACGAGAAGGAAGATATGAGCGATATGCGTGTCCTCTTTCGCAAGGGACGACCCGATGATAACGTCAGTTTCCAGATGGGACGCATGGAGCCCGATCTAGACCCTATTCCCTATGAGCCCTACAACGCCGAGGACCCTGACCAAATTGCTCTCATGGGATTCTTCACCCTCATCTATCCTGACGCCGAACTCCGTGAGTACGTCCTCACACTGCTCGCCTCCTGTCTAGAAGGACGCAACAAGGAACAGAAGTTCTGGATTAATACGGGCGGTGGCTCAAACGGAAAGTCCATGATTCAGAATCTGATGGAATACACCTTCGGCGATTATCAGACCTCGCTTCAAACGACCGTTCTGACCCGTAAGCGACCCGAATCCGGCGCAGCGAATCCCGATATGATTACGACCAAGTGTAAGCGCTACATCTATATGGGTGAGCCCGATGCCGGCGAAAAGCTCAACACGTCTCGTATGAAGCAGCTCAGTGGAGAAGACCGTATTGAAGCCCGTGGATTGTTCTCCGATCAGGAAAAGTTCAACATGATGGGCAAGATGTTCCTCTCGTGTAACGACTTGCCACCCATCTCCTCAATGGACAACGGTACCTGGCGCCGCATTCGTGTCATCCCCCACGTCAGTACCTTCAAAGATCCTGGCAGTCCTGACATTGACCCAAGCAAGAACATCTACGAGAAGGATATGAAACTGAAACAGAAACTCAAGAACTGGCGTGTGGCATTCCTCGGTCTGCTCGTCCACTATTACGACACGAAGTATCTCAAGTACGGGCTCAAGGAGCCGCCATGTGTCTTGGCAGCGTCCAACAAGTACAAGGAGCGCAACGATGTCTTCATGTCCTTCTTCAACGAGCACTATATCAAGCAGGTCGGTGGCGGTCCTGTGACTCTCAAACAAGTGCGCATTGACTTCCGCGAATGGAAGAAGAAGCTCGGTCGCGAAGTGGACCTCAAAGAAACGATGCTCGTGGAGCGTATGAAGTCGGAGTGTGGTGACAACTCCACCGACAAGGAGTTCTACGGCATCGTGCCGATTGAAGAGGACGATGTGGACCTCAGTGGTGCGCCTGTGGCTGAGATGACCTCAGAGCCCTTGCCTTCCACGGCGCCCGTTCAAACGACGCTGCCCGTTCGCCGCTAGTGCGTCAGCGGTTTGCCTATTTTTTACGTCGGCTCTGTAAATATGAATAAAGACGAACTCTTTACCGATTTTATCAAAGTGCTCATCTTTGGCGAAGGTCAAACAATTGCCGCAGAGCCCCTGAAGAAGGCGTTCAACGGCTGGAAGCGCAAATTCCTCGTAACGCCCTCGCTCAAATACGAGGAAATGTTAGATGTCCTAGGTAAGCGTGCCGGCGTAGTACGTGCTGATACCCACTTAACCGGTGTCGGTTTACGACCCAAAGAAATAAAGGCGATTGACGTAAAAAAGTATTTAATGGCTTAATCAGGTGGCGGTTAGGCGGTCAGAAAACATACATATATTCAATGAATATACTTATGTTATGGTATGTTATGGTATATAGGGCTAGCCCTTGTATGTAATAAGTAGATAGCTACACAAGAGCGCAATCACAACGCCAATTGTACCTTTGATTGCACGATCCTTGAGCGACTCATTCGGCATCAATGTCGTCAACGTAATATGTGCCAGCAGAGAAAACGTGATGAACGCAGTTATCCAAAAGGTCAACATCACCTTATCGTCGCTTGTTTGAAGTCCAAAAATATGCCACGGCACGCCTTCCGTTGGCTGACTGTCCAAAAAGTCACGGCGATACTTACGCTCATCGTGCTCCAATTTCATAGACCCCTTCTCGGCAGTCTCCAATTCTTCTCGTAGTTTCTTCTCATAGTGTTTGAGTTCCTTGACCGCCTCCGCTAGGTCATTTCCTATTCTAAATTTATCTTGTACCGAGGTGGATAAGACATTTGACTGGCTCTGACTCTGTTGAACGAACTGCTGATTCTGTTGTTCAAGTTGGTTCTCAGTCCGGGCAAGTGGAACACTGGGATCACACTGGTCAACCGCAGAATTCGCCTGATTTAACTGAGTCTGTAAATTAGACGCACTAATCTTATTTGCCTGGCACTGTGAAACCGGGTCGGGTGTTACATTAGGACGTGCTGCCTGTACCTGAGAAATCGCCTGTGATACAGCCGAAGTTGGACTACATCCAGGTGCACACTGTGCCGGTGCTGATGCGCTGTTACCCATCCTTATTATGGTTTAACATTTCACCTATAGATTATTGACCTGAACCACACACTGCGCCGAGTGCCGCACTACCTGTCGAACTCAATTGCTGTATGAGGTTCGTCTGACCGCTCTGCATCGCCGCCAACTGATTCGCCGCACCCATTGTAATATTTGTGAGACCCTGATTAATATTGCTGCCACAGTTTTCGGCAGAGAGCTCCAAAGCCATAGCCGCCGCCATAGCATCATCAACTGCCTGAGCACCAGTGCCCGTTGGGCAACTCGGGGGTGGTGGTGGCGCAGGGGTGGACTGGAAGCGACGACGGTGCCAGAGCTTGACATCGCGCGCACCCTCCGTGTAGAAGTACTTGTAGAGACCTGTAAAGAGTACACTGAGACCCAATAGACCGTAGAGTACGCCCGCAAGACCTACCGTAATCATTCCCTTCTTCGCTAAGTACATAACGATTGCGGCAGCAAGCGAAGCCATAAAGACAATCTGTAATAGGAAAAGCGTTTCCAACTTATTGTAGTTGTACCACTCGTTAATCTCAAACTGACGTCTAGAGTTAATCTTATCCTGTGTAATCAGGTCCTCAATCTTCTGATTGTTCGCAAGGATGACATTTGTGATATTATCTACGTCACCGGAGCGCGTCTTGTAGAAATTGACGTTGTGGTGCATATCCATGTAACGACCTAAGTCAATCTGCGCCTTCTGGAAAGCACTTTGCTTACGGTTTGTAATATCATCCACAATTGCTTTAATATTTTGCTGCTGAAACTGGCTGTAGCCCGCCGGATCCTGACGGAGACCGGTCGCAAAATTCAAACGCTCCAGCTGTTGGTCCTGAACAACCGCGGCAATGCCTGGGTTTGTATATGTTGGACTTGGCATTCTTCTCTGTAATGTTAAAATACTTTTGTGTGGAAACTCACAAGAGAACACGGTTCCTCTCGGGGGTTTATAGTCGTTGGTCTTTCTTCGCCTAGACCGGGATTTACGCCTTCTGGTAAACATAGAATATCGCTCCGAGAGCCAAGATATTCAAAGCCGTCCATACGGCAATCCGATTGTTTGTGTATTTATTCTTCTCTTCCGTGTAACGTACCATTTCCTTCTGCGTTGTAAGAAGGGCATCGTCCTTGTTGAGTAGAGCATAGCCCGCCTGAAGCTGTGCTAACTTGTTATTAATATCCGTATTGAGGTTATCAATACCCGTCTTCGATGACATAATATTGCTGACACGGGTCTGCGCGAGGTAGCTGATAATCTGGAGTACAGAGTTAGCACGCTTATTGAGCTTTTGTGTCGTGGCAAGTAACGTATTTGCCGGACCCGCATCGGTCGCCTGACGTAGTGTTGCCGCCTGTAAGAACTGATTCAACGCATATAAGTAACGAGACTCATACCAGCAGAACTCCGCCTGTAGATTTGCGTATAACTGACCATCGCTTGTCATTAACGCATCCATATCGTAGTTACCCTTGCTATCAGGCTTGCCCATTGGAATTGTACCGTTGTTAATGAGGGTCTGAACCTGAGTCGCAATGGAGGCTGCGGTGATGAGTCCAGTATTAGGATCCACCGGAAGGTTGTCGCTCATCACACCGCTACCTCCATTAGCGTTATTCCACACCTGTAATAGAAAATCGTTGGTCTGCGTGGAGTTAGGGTCAATCGTTGGGCATGTCATTACCTGAGGATTCACCGAAGACATATCTCTCTGTCAAAACCGGATTTTTATTTCTTGGAGCGAAGCTTCATTGCGCCGCCGCCGACCCTGCCAAAGTTATTGGACTCGTTAAATAACGAAGTAGAGTCGGACTGTCCTGCTCCACTTGTAAATGATGGAATAGCCGGGATTATTCTATTTTTGCTCGTCATAATCAAAAATCCAACTGCGGCAACGCTAATCAACATAAATACCGTTGATACCGTATATAAAACACCACGTGTGTTTGGATGTAAGGGTCTCCATAATCCTAGCACGGAACTATGGTAGTCAGCTTCAAATTTATGCCGAACGTCGGACGCCTGTTCTTTACGCAACTCTGCCAATTCCCTCTTCTCTCCCATGTCATGACGTATAGCCTCTAGTTTTTCCTTTTCCGCCTTAATCGCAACTGAAATAGAGGCACGCTCACGTTCAATCGCATCCACTGTTGTATTTAACTTATAATAGTAATTATTCAGTTCTTGTATAATCTGCGTTACACGATTTTTACGAGCCTGGTCGTTTTGTGCTGCGCCAGGCACATTTTGTGCTATCTGATTCACATTATTCCTGTCTGGAATTTGTGAATACAAGGAATTTAACTCATTGACGTGCCCATTGTAAAAATTCCAAAAGTCCTGCTGCGAAGGCAACTCCATATTCCTACGTTTTCAGGTGGTTTTTATATTACACAAATACGATATCCGTCCACTTCACCGCAAGTCTCGGACCCACGCTTGAAATGTACTACATCACCGGGCACTAATCCTAGAACTCGCGCCGCCATATCTACATGGTAAATAATATGCGGCAGATTCTTTTTGGACTTGAGATGAAGACGCTTTACAAGTTCACCGACCTCTTCCGCCGAAAGTTTCTTAAACTGCGGCTGCATCACATGATGTAGTGGATTACTAATCAGATTCTTCATATTGAAGTAACTAATACGTGCCTTGCGTACATTCCATTGCTTAGCCGCCTGTAAATCAAACACTGGGTGGAAAGACTCGGCGAGCAGCACAATCATTGTATCCGTCTCTGGATTATAATGTTCCGGTGCATCTTCATTCCATAGCGCATTTGTATCATTTTCTACACGAAGACGGCAGGAGTTTTCTACCCAGTAAAGTACAATAGCACGCTCTTGCGGGGCGTCGTCCGTAGGACCGGGCTTCGTAGCAACAATCTTGAGTAGCGGAATAAGGGCACTGGTCGTAGCGAGTTTGAGAATTTCTTCGGGGCTCGTATTTTCGTAGGTAGAAACATCGTAGCCACGGTCCTTCAACACCCCTAAGATAGTGGGTCGTGAACGAATAATCTGGTCAATTGTATCGGCTTCCATCTGACTCTATTTAATTGCCTTTGTTTAGATTGCTTTATCGGGCTCAATTTTTAGGGCTTCGTTTCCTCTTGCTCTTTTTCAAACGCCTTCATCCGTTCATACGCAACCGATGGATACGGATTGAGTAGACCAGAACTATCTTCGTCATACGCAAACACAAATATCATACACGTCGGTTTGTATTTCTCAACCTGTTTCAATAAATCTTTTTGGGTATAACACTGTTTTTTGCCTTTGTCTAATGTACATACACCGCCCTTTTCGGTGACAAACATAGAATCAATATACGAGTATAGTTTTTTCTCAGGGTCCGCTTCAGTCTTACGTTTCGGCGCACACTCTAAATCATCATACATCACAATCGCAGTATAATGTCCAGATCTCTCACTCAATCGTCCTAGTAAAACACCTAAAAAGCCAGGTTTTTCCAATTGTAATGGCAATACCATGAGCATTTCATTAAGGTATGTAGCCGGATCATTGTTATATACAGATACATCACCCGCAACATCATTAATTGTTGTCGCAAATCCTTTGTATCCTAATATATTCACCCACCGTGTTAGAATTTCAGGTATAATATTACCATCTGACTGACAGACTGTACCTTCGGTTGTCATAGTTTTCTTATCAGCCGCTTTCCATTCTTTTTGGTATTGACTATCAACACCTTCGCGATTAATATCTATTAATTCACCCTCTTTATCAAATGTAAGAAACGCCTTATATTTTTGCCGTTCATCACGCTGATGTTGCTTCGCCTGCTCAAACGCGGCAGCACGACCTGCTTGAATCATCTCTCGTATTTGCTCATCGGTTTTTCCTGTATATTTCGTCTGCTTACGTTCGCTACTTCCCTGCGGCGGTATTTTAATAGCCGACTCTTCCAGTTCTACCTTCAAAAAAAGTCTTTTTATCAAATCGTCCAGTGCGGCTGGATAAAATTGTTCAAATCGTTTTTCCAATTCAACATTTTCATACTCTTTACACGCTGCGACTAAATTTACTTGTGTTCCTTGCTTTTTAACATGTTCTGTGGGGTCGCCTCCCTTCGGCACCTTTGGAATATACAAAGTATTCGCATTTGGTTTGGACTCGTCCCATATAAACTTTGCTTCCTGTATTACATGATTCAAAGCGTGCTTACCGCATAGTGCTCTATCCTGTTGTTCAAGATACGTGACGCCACCCCGCTGTAATTTTCGGGTATAACGTTTCGTCATCCTCTACTCAGGCATCTATTTTTATAACTTTTACATCTGACTCAGGTACGGGCTCTTGTGCCGGCTCTACTGGTTGTGCCGCTTCCGCAGCACGACCCCCCTTCATACTTGACCTACGTGGTCTAGGCTCTACAGTTATTGGTGCCGGAGGCTCAGGTGTAGGTTCATCTTTGACCGCCTTAACCGATGAAGTATCGTTAAGGTTCGCGGCTGGCTCGAGACTCTCGGCACCTTCAACAATCAGCGGATTATCTCCTGCCTCACTGATGACTGTTGGTACTGGCTCCGCCGGTCCAGCCATATTTGGTGTCGGCGCATCCACTTTCACAATCTTCACATCTGATGTATCTGGTACCGCTGCTGGTGCTGTTGCTGCTGTTGCTGCTGTTGCTGCTGTAGACACTGGTTCTTCAGGTGTCAGAACCGGTGTAGATTCCTCAATGACCTCAAGTTTCGGTGGTCCGCCAGGCATAAAATCAAACATAGCATTCGCCGCTGCCTGCTCTTTAGACATAGGAGTAGCATCCGCAACCGGTGTAGAGGTCGGTGTAGCCACGGACTCTGTAGGTGCTTGCGCAGGAGCAGCAGTACCCGTAATCGTCGCCATAACTGACGAGAGTATATCGGTCGGTGGGGTCACAGGCGTTGTCTCAAATACGCCTGTACCCGAGGGTAAGTCACGGAATGTACGAACATGTTTCTCCGTCAAAAAGCGTAAACTCGTATTCGCATACGTTGTCAATTCCTGGTCCAGCAACTTAAGCGCATATGGCACCTCAATCTGACTAAATGTTGTTCGTGACTTCTTGACCGGCAACACCAACCCCAGCGTATCCGCCGTCTCTCCCTGGAATGTGAGCGGTCCATCGCAGGTCGGACATACAAACAACTTCTGCGCCTCATTATAAATCGGCATTGTTCCGCATCCATTACAAATCCAGAATATCGTACCATCCGAACGTTTCATCATAGACTCCTGTAAGAACTCCGTGACACCGTGGGCAATGAGCGCATCGCGTTCCATCTCACCGATGCGCATACCACCCTCATTGCCACGACCACCCGTTGGCTGATGTGTACGAATCTCCTTACGACCCTTGGCACGCGAATTCAACTTGTCCTGCGTCAAATGCTTCAAACGCATAAAATACAAAGGTCCCATAAACACTGATGACGTAAACATCGTGCCCGTAATACCACTGTATAAAATCTCCTCTCCCTCGCGCTGAAAGCCCATCACTTCCAGTGCGTCGCCAATTGCCTTGAACGATTGCTCATCGTTCATAAACGACGTCGCATTCATCTTCGCACCCACGACCGCTCCTAACTTTCCAAACACCTGTTCCAGCAACTGCGCAATCGTCATGCGAGAAGGAATACAATGGGGATTCACCATCACATCCGGTACCAATCCGTCCGCCGTTCGTGGCATATCCTGAGCATCTAACAACATGCCCATAGTGCCTTTTTGTCCGTGGCGGCTGGAGAACTTATCGCCCAGCTCTGGCACCCGCTCCTCCAGGATGCGTACACGTACAAGTAGTTTACCGTTTGCCTGGTGAATGACCGCCACCTTATCCACCCGTCCACTCGTGAAAATTGTCGGCAGCACCGAGGCGTCCGTGACCGCCCCCGTATCTGGGCTGGTTAGGTACATTCCAACGAGTACCAACTTATCGTGGATTTGCGTACCTTCTTTGATAATACCCTGGTCGTCCAACGCCGAGTAGTCATAGCCAGGTTTGAGGTCGGTCCAGGCGAGCACCGTTCGTGGGTTGCCAATTCTATAGACCGCCTTGCTCATAGGATCCACCTCCTCCACCGCCGTATAGGACCGCAGGGCAAGCGAGCGGAATAGACCGCGCTGGATGCTCGTACGATTAAATAGGATACCATCGTCCTGATTATAACCGTTGAACGAATTAATACAGAAGATAATGTTGCTGCCGTAGGGCATCGCACCGCCGCCCACTGCCTCGTGAACAATCGTTCGCGCGAGTGCGCCCTCGCCGTAGCATAACATAGAACCGTACGTATCAAAACGATTTTCATAGTTGGTCGCATAGTAGCCAATACCCTGTTTTGACTGCGAGCAACTCAACTGATTACGCGGCGACTGATTATGATTGGCAAACGGAATCATGCTCGTGAGAAGTCCCATCATGGACGAAGGGTGAATCTCGGCATGGGTATGTTGGGGTGTCAGGTCCGCCGTGTTTCCGTACCAACTCACATACGCCTCGTTGCCCTCATACGGATCAATATACTCAATCGCGCCGATGTAGGGCGACAAGGCGGCTTCGTACTCGGCGAGTGTCACCGGCAGGTCTGGATCCGGCATCCCCTCAGGCGTCTCCAACGGATCCACGAACTTCGTAGAATAAATGCCGTGCGAGGCGGTCTGTGCCAATCGTCCGCACACCAGGTCCCGCCAAGTCGGCAGTGGCTTCGCCGTCGCCGCCGCCGGCCAAGTGCCGCCCGTAAATAAATGCCATAGCGGGCGCAAAGGTCGCCCATCATCCAAATAAATACGAATACTATTATCCGCCGTATTGAACGATACCGACGCAGTGGGCGGCAGGCACGCCGTCCATTTCATCATCTTCAGCACTCTTGTCAGTAAATCAGGCTGCGTAGAAAATCCGATTGTACCCCCGTTAATTTGGACCGACGCCGCCGTTACCACCACCGCACGGGTCGCCTTCGCTACATCAATAACGCCGCCCCGTGTGAGCAGCCAATTCATAATCGCCGTCGCCGGTGAAGCAATACTAATCGCCGTTAGAATGCTCAGGTTCTTCGTAGCACCAATATGCGAACCGGTCGGCGTTTCGCTCGTACAAAAGTAGCCTATCTGACTTGGATTGAGGTGGCGGGGTCCGACTAACTTCATAGATGTATCAAAGTCGCTCACGACACGGCGTACGTGACTCATCGCATCCATATACGAAATACGGGCGAGGGGCTGAATCACACCGCTCTTCATATTATATTGATTTGTACCCCACTTACCACGGAAGCCCCGCATAATGCTATCGTCGAGTTTTGCGGTTGCCAAGACTTTTCCAATATTACCAGGACTAAAAATATTCAAGAAATTCTCGTCGGTATAGAGACTCTTATTGTAATTGTAGGTTTCGTCTACCTGTAACATCACCGCCTTCTTCCAATCCTTCCAACAATCCGAGAAGAGTCCGCGTAGGAGCGTACCCGTTGGCAGCAGACGCTGATTACGGATATCATCACGATTCGTATTCGGCTCCATACGCATCTCAACCCGAATCATACGGCGAATGAGCTCAGCGAGATACTGGGCACGGGCGAGTGGTCGGTCAGGTACGTGACTAAATAGATGCTCGTGTAAGATATGGAGTACATTCTCTACAATAAATCCCTTCGTGAGTGTACGAATAAATTCAATTGCCTGTAACTGCGAAGTGATAGGATTCGCATCCTGAATACTAGGAATGAGCGTATTCTCCATAGACATCGTATACGACGAGGATGTATCAGGAAGAATCATACGTACAATATCTTTATCGGATATAACACCTAGCGCACGAAACAGGGCGAACACTGGAATCGCCCCCTTCACAAACGGAATACTCACACGAATAACCCCTTCGTCGTTACTACGAGAAGCGTGTAGACGATAAATACCTACACGGCGTGTCTGCTTCGTCACGGGATGCTGGCAAATTACCGAGGCATACGTTGCAATCTTATCGTCCGTAGGAGGCTTCACCGAAATATAAATAGAATTAAACGCCTGCTCTTGGCGAGTAATCAGCACCTTCTCCGCCCCGTCAATGATAAAGTAACCACCCGCATCGTTACGGCATTCGCCCATCTCCATTAATAGCGACTTGGGCGCATTATACGTCGCACAGAGCTTTGAACGTAGTAAAATAGGAATATGAAACAGATTAAACTTCTCAAACTTGAGTTCACGGACGACTTTTGTATAATTACCGTCACTCGTTGGAGCCGTAAATGTAAGACGAATCAGGATATCAGCACGAAACGTAGACGAATAGGTAATATCACGAATACGGGCTTCATTCGGAAACATACGGCGAACGGTTGTACCAGTATCCAATGTGATAATAGGAGCGCCGACATCCAACGATAAATTTTCGGGTATATCTGCGAGTCCGCCAACAAAAATCTCCGTTTTATACTTATATATACCCTTCTCAGCATCAAGTGGCTCTTTCAAAATAGTAATAGGGTTCTCGGCGAGAATCAATTCGGGTAGTTCACGAAAGATAAACGCCTCGTACGATTGTATATGGTGTGTAGTAAGGAATGTATTAGGATTCGCATCAAAATAGCGTTGAAAAAGTTCCGGGGCATTGTCTGCGAGCGAAGGGGCTACGCCAGAGTCCGGTGGCTGACAGATACCTGGTTGCTGATTCATTCCTCTCTGTTTGTGTATAGACCTTTCCTTAGCCCAACTGCCGCCATTTGTATTGCGATCCCTGCTACGCAAGGAAAACAAAACACATCTTGTATTTAAAAGCTCTGGGATCTCTGTGTTCCAATCGCCAGCTGCGTTGAAATTGACGTCTGGGGTCCTGACGCCGCTGCTGCCGCATTGGCTGCCGCTGCCGCCGATGAGGGTGGCATCGCTGCGCCTGAAGAGACACCTACACCTGGTGCTACAAGTGGGTTAGGGTTGTAAGGTGTATTACCCGCCATTAATGTAAATGCCGTATTTATAGGTGTAATTATATCGGCTGGGATAATTGTACCATTTGAAATATAGTTCCAAGAGTGGGGAGCGGTCATATTCTCGGGTAACGGTGATCCAGGATAATTATTTGGTGTAGCACCTGTAACATCCGCATATGTCGTCTGTAACGAATTTGGGTAGACTGTGGCAAAGAAGGGGCGGCTGGTTCCCTCAATGTAATCACCACCACGCTGTCTACGGCTTCCTCGCTTCGCTTTGCGGTAGGTACGGCGGCTACGGCTACGGCTAGCAAACGCAAGACCACGGCGATTCGCTCGGCTATTTTTCTTACGATAATTACAGCGGCGTGTCTTACGGCGTAACTTTCTGTTTGCCATTCTACTTTATAGCCGGAAGTTAATTCTTTGTAGTTCCTGTTTCTCTAACAAGAAAAGCAAAGATGAAGGTAATTAGCTGCGTGACGCCGACGCAATAGCACCCGCCAAACCGCCCTGAGCACCCTGTTGTACATTACCACCGTGTCCGCTGCTCACACCTCCATTCGGTGCCGGTGCTGACGCAGAGTAAATCGCCGGACTCGTCTGCTTATTGAAATCGGCTGTAATATTACTAATCTGGTTCTGTGGTGCGATAGACATACCTGTACCCTTGCTCTGGTAGTCCCATGAACGTTCCTCAGGAGAAGGGGACGCGGGGTACTTACCAGGTACTTCGCCGCTGTATGCGGTGTATGCCATCTGGAATGGATTCGGGTAGACTGTAGAGAACGCAGGGCGGCTAATAGGATCTAAACTGGGCATCGCCGATCCTGTTACACTTGTATAGCCGCTACCGAGCCAGTTGGTCACATCTCCGAAAATATCGCCACCACGCTGCCGTCTACGCATAGTCTTACGCACCTTGCGGCTCTTACGTCCCTTACGATTACGGTTTGTACGACGACCGCCTACCTGGTTTGAGCCCATGTTTGCCGGAACAGTAGGCCAGAACTCGGTCTTATTACCGCAGCCCAGCGTCAACGAATCCTGAAAATATACATCCAAATCCCTGATTGAACCAGGGTCCGTATTCACCTCTACAGGAAAACGACCATAGACGCTAACATCTGCGCCGGGTGTCATTACATAGTTGAGTGGAGCAACACCGCCACGCTGTTTGCGTGCGCTGCGGCGGGACTTCTTATTGACCTTACGACCACGCGTAGATTTAGAACGCATTTCCCTATAATGTACAACGAAACTCTTTGCCGATTCTTCCGTTAGATTCGTTCCAAACAGCGCGTGCCACTTCTTTTGTAGTGCTTTTGTATCACTAGAATGCCTAGCAAAACTATCAAACGCTTTTAGTTTATGTTTAATATCTGCAATTGACCGTGTCATTGTAAAACAAGAGTCTCTTGATTTACATTGATATTATTAACGGATTATCCTCTACATATCAAGCGATCCGGTACGCATTAAACTCTTAATCCGGGAAGCAGCCGTCTTCGCTACGCTTGTGAGACCGCCACCAATGGTGGGAAGAGATGGAATTGGTGGCGCCGGACCGACCATAGACGAATTGTGCTGGCTGAAATACCAGAAGCCCACGAGTCCGAAGATGACCATCAAGATAACGATGCCTGATGCCGCATTACGGAGGGTGTATTTGAGTGTATTGCGTTCATACTGATCTACACCAAACTCGGAGCGATTAATCCACGCACCGATAACGAGCATAACACAGCACGCAATCAAAAAAGTTGGAGGAGCCAGTGTAGGAAATACGACGGCGGCTAAAATCACGGCAATAACACATAAGATTACTCCGCCCAGTTGGAGAGTACGAAGGGTAATCGGTGTCATTCTGTTATTTAATTAGATTTTCTCAATGAGATCAACATGTGTCAGTAGGGTCTTTTTACAGCAATAACGGGTCAGTTGAAGTTTATCAAAGACAACCGATTCCGGTGTCTTATCAATCTTCTTACCGTCAAAGCATGTTGGCTCAGCATAACCAGGACCCTTCATTTCACGAAGACTCTTTTGATAAAAGTTCCATTTATCCGCAAGCAACTTACCGCAATTCATACAACGTACCGGAATTAGCATATTTGGCAAAGACCTCTGATTATCCCGGGTATATTACGAACGACCTGTCAAATTTTATGACATCACGCGTTTAAATCGTGATAACCTAATCGTGGCACCAAGCATAAAGCGTAATGTCCTCCGTTATCAACCAGCGTGGACTCAACTACAGCATCGGCAACGGTCTACGAGCTGAATTCGGACGCGTGAATGCGCAGCTCACTCTCCTGGAAGAGCGCCTCAAGATTTTAGAAACAAAGACGGGACTACAGGGTCCTCCTGGTCCCCCTGGACCCCAGGGTCCCGCCGGTCCAGCCGGTCCTAAGGGCGACCAGGGTCCTGCCGGTGCTCCAGCTCCTGCTAGCTCGTAGTCAATTTCACGCCCTCCGAAGTATCCTTCCATCCCTGAATATCCAACAATCCGGAATGATGCTTTTGATGACAGCCTTCGCATAATACAACTAAGTTATTCTTAGTATTCTTATGCCTTCCTGGCGCAATGCGCCCCTCAGCATCAGCGGCAGCTTGCTGTATAATATGATGAACCTCTAATGTTGTTCCTCTGTGCGCATCGGCGCCACATACTTCACAACGGCTGACGACGACTGTCGGATTATACCGACTCGCATGGGCTTTGCCATCGGCGGTGAACATTCGCTTACGTAGGGCGGTGGCGAGTGCGAGGAATTCGGGATCCATATCCAGACCACGACAGACTTCCAGACCGTACATCGGTGATCCGGCACCGGCTCGCAGAGCTCGGTCATACACGAGAGCACCGCTTGTCGGGTCCAACCCCACGGATAAATGATACGACTGAATATTTGGATTGCTCATGATTTCTGGGATTTCGGACAATTCGTGTAAGTGTGTGGCAAAGAGGAAATGGGCGCGGCGTTTGACGAGGGTCTGAATACCGGCGGCAACAATGGCGGTCGCCGATGCGGTCTCTGTACCCGCACACAGCTCGTCGCCAATTACGAGCATTCTGGCGGCGGCGGACCGTAGAATACTGCGAAATTCCGTCATTTCCACGACAAACGATGACATGCCCGCCCAAAGATTGTCGTTGCCGAGAATACGTGTATAGAGACCGGTATAGGGAATGAGTTTCATGGCGGAGGCGGGAACGGGGCAGCCGATTTGTGCCATGAGGATGGCGAGACCGACCGCCTTGCCTAGGGACGATTTGCCGGCGGCGTTCACTCCGTAGAGCAGAAGACCGTTTTGGGTTGCCGCCGCGCCGGCGGCGTTTGTCGCAAAATTGCCAAACGCTAACGAATGAGGAATATAGGGTGTAGCGGTCCTGACCCGTTCAATAATTGGATGACGAAGTGCGGTAACCGTGAATCCCGCTGCCCCTTCGTCGCCCCCGTCGTCGTCGGCAGGCTCTACGTACTCAGGGCGAACATAACCGTATTCATCGGCAACAATAGCAAAGGCACATTCGCAATCAAATTCACTCACCCAACTGACCAGGCATTCAAGTACACCCGCTGACTGCGCGGAGTGGGTCCAAGAGAGCCAATGCTCTCGCCATTGCGCGGTAGCAGCTGCCGTCCATTCCGCCCTTAAAGCGATTGCCGCCGTATTTAGCTCGCCCAGGCGTGTATTGGTTACAACGACCGCCGTTGTATTTGTTCCACGTTTTATACTATCAAATCCGCACGTTTTCTTAGTACCCTTAAAATATCCTTGTAGCGATGTAGCCCGTCGTTGGGTTGTCGTAAATGTAAACGGCGCGTCCTCCTTAATCGTCCAATTTATAGCCCCCTCTTCCTTCAACGTTGTCTCCCAACTTTGCTTGAGAACCAAGGCTTCAGTCTCTAACGCGGTCCATCGGTCCTCTAAGATATCAAGGGCGGGCTGTTGTCCTCGGAACCATGGGTGGAATGACCCGACCGCCGGCGCCGACCCACCGCCTCCCTCGCTGATTTGTCCACAACTTTGACGAATTCGTTCGGCGCTCCAAGTTGTCAATGTTTGGTTAATATGATCCAGAACCTGGACCTGAAGTTCAGCGGCTAAACCACACGGAGTCATCAGGGTGGCTACGAGCAAATCACGGCAATGTTCATACGTTGTGAGAAGACACAGGAGGTCTTGACACGTTCCCTTGCCCAGGGCGAATCGGCGGTACAAACGGGGCAAATCGTACATTCCTTTGAGATGACCCAGGTACGCCGATTTATCTTTGACCCCTCGCAACACTTCAATCCGTTCCTGGCGCGCGTTGAGCTCCTCGGCATCGGCAATCGGACTCAAACATCGCTCGCGGAGAAAACGCCGACCCATCGCCGTGGTCGCCCTCTGGAGCCAGTGAAGGAGAGACTCGTGGGCTCGCGCCGAATTTGGCGAAATCATGGCAAGTTGCTCCAATGCGGCATTTCCCAAAATGAGATAATCCGCCGCCTCCCAGATTGTATGAGTGCTCAGCCGTTGGAGGAACGAGGCGTTATGATCTCGGATAAATGAAAGAAGATGGAAGAGGGAGCGGCGGACCTGAGGGTGGCGGGTCAGATCCAAATGTTCCTCGACCGAAAGGGCGCTCGCCGGTTGGTAGAGCTCTTTGAAAAATTGGATACGCAGCCGATCCGCCGCCACTCCCAACTCCGCCTTGGAGTCCAAAATCCGTAAATGGAGGGGCGGACGCGGCTGTTTGCCTCCCAGTCCCAAAATCTGGCTCAAGACCGCTGAGTCAGGCGCCGGTTGGTCTGCCCCCGCAGACCACCAGACCACCGCCTCTGCCGGCGGATACATAGATAAAAACGGCTGAATCGCATCACAGACCACACGGTCATCAATGAGCGTCAAATGTGCCTCCGTGCTCACCGCCTCGCCAGTATTTATATTAAACGCCGAAATCGCCACATACCACCGCTGCTGTTGCCGAGCGGAGGCATCCTTCGGTTGATATTTATACGGCTCAATGTACATGCCGACCATAGATTGCTCCTCCGCACGAACGGTCAGCGCACCCTCCGCCTCAAAATACGTACCTGGGCTGCTAACATGGTCCACATCACGGCTCGTCACCTTATCCGCTCCGTCTTTTGTCTGAGTCACCACGACCACCGAATAGCCCGCCAGCACCAACATCCGTTCGTACTTCTCCAGCGCCGATTCAGGAAATCCCCAAAAAAGTTTTAGCCGCGCAGGGTCGCCCGTCGGTTTCGGCTCAGGCGCACATCCGCAAATTTCCACCAAGTCCCGCATATTCGTATTCGTGGCGCCCGTGGCGACCGTCTGACTATCGTACATTTCAAAAAATCGTCCAACCTGAAGCAGGACCGCTGTTTTTGGTCCATATTGTGCCACTCCTTCCTGATAATGTCTGAGGTACAGGCTCTCCATGGATTCACTATTCGCCGGTGCTCCTTTTTTTCTCGGTGGCATATCTGTATTGCTGGTGCGATTTCAGATATATTATTATATATACGAAATCGCTTTAAATTCGTTGCTCCAAAATATGCGGCATGTGACGGCGAGTGTACTTAAGAATCCCCTTCTCCCGCTTTGCCCCGTTATAATACGCACGGTACGAGGCGATAACGTCGCCCTCCCGCCGAAATTCTACGGGCATCGCCGGCGTCGGATCCCGCATCCACTTGGTCTTTGTTAGCAACCCAGGCGGCGGATTCTCCTCCAACCAATCCAAATGAACGAGCGAGGCGTGAGGTGTCTTACGCAACCAACGGAACATATGCTCTGCCACCAACTCCTTGGCGAGTGCAAGCAACCAGATGTAATGTGCCAAACTTTCGCGGACCCAGAGGGCACTCGGATGATTTTTGGAATGCGACTTATATCCACGATTGCCTGTGGTCTGACAAATCGGAGCAGAGGCTAGGATTGCTGCGGTGCCTCCGTTTTCGTGATTTGCCGTGTACAAGAGTTGCGTAGACTCTAGAATCATTTTGACTACGTGTTTATCGCAATGCCAACGGGCACACTGACGTGCTCGGCGGCTAAGGAAGAAAATATTCATTCAGAGATGCCTGTAATCCGGTCATTAGGACGCCTCACGGTTCTCAATTTTTTTCGGAGGCACGGTGCTCTGTACAATTAAATTGTCGCAAGGGTCCCCCCTTAGGGTCTTTTTAACTATATAATAGAATTATTTGCCGGAAATAATTTTACTATAGGAAAGGTACTATAAATTTTAAAAGGGTGTCCCGACTAGTCCGCATTATGGAGGAGCATGTAATCCTTCAACATTGAACGCATCATCGGCTCCGGTGTTTTGCTACTTCCCGGCTTTAGGACCCCCTTGCGCAGCAAAGCACGTCGGACCTGCGCAATCGGCAACGCATCCACTTTCTCCTTGATACGACGTGCCGTTGCGCGCGATCCGGAGCGCACCGTAATGCTGATTTTCCGTTCCCGGAATTTGCGTGTTTTCGCAGAAACACCTCCGGATTGAGCATGTTTCGGCGGAGTAGAAATCACCAGCCGCTCCTTTTTACGCGTCGTCATAGCCGGTGCTCCCCCGCTTTTACGCTTGGTTGGCAGAATTTTGGGGGCACCGGGGGTGGACGCCGCTGTGTATAGGGAATTCTTCTTTCCCGCCAACTTTACAGTAGGATTCCCACTATAAACCTGAGCCCCGCCCTTCATTGGGGGTCCTACAGTGAGCCCTACGTCGGCTGCCGTCGGTCCGTATGCGGGAGTCACTTGTTTTACGACGTCGGGTGCCGTTTTAGTATTATCTGCCAACGGGACCCAGGCGTGTCCACGGGTGTCCACGGAGGGGACGGCGGCGGGTTCACCTGGTATGATAATTCCTGGTGGGGGAACGCCCTCCGCTGTCATAGTAGCAGTGACTTCGGCTTCGGAGCCCTTGACGTCGGAGGGCGCAAGGGCGCCACCCTTTACTCGTCGCTTTCTCGTCGTAGTCCGGGCAAGTTTCTTAACATCCTGTTCCATCAAGGTTACTTTCACCTCTTTTACATCAGACATTGGCAGCGACAGACTCTAAATATAACTTAGATATTATACAGTGCTGCGGGCGGGAGCGGACGGCGGCGGTTTAAAGATTCAACAAATTTGATTAACACCTCGGCGCTCACCTCGGACCTCAACCCGCTAGAATGGAGAACGCTTGGAAACAAATTCTAGACTTATACTTTGCTCAGCATGATAATCGGCAGATAATTTATCATCAGATTGCCTCGTTTAACCACTTTATGGATTTTGATGTTGTGGATACAATCTTACGATCGTGTCCGATTCGCGTGGTTGGCTCGCCAGATTTGACTCTCACGGGCACCACCCGTGCGGCGGCGGGTACGGCGGGCACCGCCATTCGAGTGACAGTGGAGGATACCACCGGCACCCCCACGGGCACGGCGCCGGCAACGGCGCTCCCTGGCGGCAAGGCTCCAGGTGGCGGTCCGCCCCGTGAAGTGGAAGTGATCGTCAAATTCCAAAATGTCAGCATCCGTAAGCCGACCATCTTTGAGAATAACGGTGCGCTCACCCCAATGTATCCGAACGATGCCCGCCTCCGCAACTTTACCTACGCCGCACCGGTCTATCTGGACATGGATGTGACCACCACCCTCACCGACCCTGGCAAGGGAACGAAGGAAACTCGGACACGGACCCTCACGCGCGTTCTTGCCGGCAAAATTCCCGTGATGGTCGGATCCAAATATTGCCTCCTGTCCGAGAGCCCTGAGAAACATCCGAGGGAACTCGGCGAGTGCTCGGCGGACCCGTTTGGATATTTCATCATTCAGGGCGGCGAGCGCATCATCCTCTCGCAGGAGCGAATGGCAGAAAACCGAATGTTCGTCTTTCGTAATAACAAGGCGAAACACAAGGAGGCGGAAATCATTGAATGTAAGTCCATCGGACCCGATAACGAAGGTGTTCCCAAGAATATCGCGGTCAAGATTATTTACAATCCGAAGTTGGCGACCGGTCCTGAACATATTCGTGTGACCCTGCCCCGTATCAAAGCCGAGTTGCCCCTGTTTATCATGTTTCGTGCCCTCGGTGTAGAATCGGATAAGGCGATTATTGAACTGATTATGGGCGATGTTCACAACGACTACGAAATGATCTTTCAGGAATGTATTATGGAGGCGGCGGATATTCGCGGCAAGCAGCCGGCACAGGATTATCTTCAGAAACATCTTGGCAGCGGTGGCGGCATCCGTGAGCAGCTCAGCGCCTCCACCCTCGCGACCTACAAGGCGCCGAGGGAGAAACTCATCTCGGAAATTCTGGCAGAAGAATTCCTGCCTCACATTGGCGGCGGCGACATGATGTATGAGAAGGCGTGCTTCCTCGCTGCGATGACCAAGAAAGTTCTGGATGTTTACCACAACAAGATCCCGTACGATGACCGAGACGGCTATCCGAATAAGAAGGTGGAGCATCCTGGCAATCTTCTTGGAAATCTCTTCCGTTTCTACTTTGGAACGAAGGTCATCAAGGATATGAAGTCAACGATTGTCAAGGAAATTCACAACGGGTCTTGGAAGGCGAGCGGCAAGTTTGAAAATATCATCAACACCACGAATGTTTACAAAATCCTGAAAACGACAATTGTGGAGGTCGGCATGAAATCGTCCCTCGCAACGGGCAATTTCGCCTCGGGCAAAATGGGTACGAAGACCGGCATCAGTCAGGTGATGAATCGTCTCACGTTCTTGAGTGGTATCAGTCATCTTCGCCGTCTGAGCACGCCGATAGAGAAAACGGGCAAACTCATTCCTCCCCGCAAACTTCACAACAGCCAGTACGGCTTCATTTGTCCCGCCGAGACGCCTGAAGGTCATTCGGTCGGTGTGGTGAAGAATCTGGCATCAACGGCAAACATCACCCTTCCCTCTTCGCCCAATCCGGTCCTCAAGGTCCTGTACGATGAACTCAAGATGAAACATCTGGCAGAAACGACCGCAATTGAACGCCGTGATCTTCTGAGAGTATTTATCAACGGAGCTTGGGTGGGAACTTTGGGCGGCAGTGCCGAGGCATTCCGTTCGGTCCAGGCACTCGTGACCGCCAAGCGTGCCGGTCGTGTTCATCCGTACACCAGCATTGTCTACAAGCCGAGCCCGAATGAAGTTTGGGTGAATACGGAGGGTGGTCGTCTCGTCCGCCCGCTCTTCATCGGCGAAACGATTCGCGAAGTCCTCTCAACCGGTTGTCAGAAGCCGTGGGAGGTCTGCGGATCTTGGAATGACCTGATGCGCTGGGTCAGCCCTGGCGGCAATCATCTGATTGAATTCGTAGATGCTGGTGAATCCGAGAATTTGTACATTGCAAAAACTCTCGGCACCCTGGATTCCGAACATACTCATTTGGAAATTCATCCGTCGGTGATTATTGGAACGATGGGCTCAAATATTCCGTTTCCTGACCACAACCAATCACCGCGAAATTCTTACCAGGCGGCGATGGGCAAGCAGGCAATGGGTGTGTATGCCCTCAACTTTACGGAGCGCTTGGATACGATGAGCAACTTGCTCTGCTACACCGCTCGTCCGCTGGTCTCACCGTATATGAGCAAGTACTACCGTGCCCAGGATATGCCGTCGGGCTACAATATTATCGTCGCAATTATGACGTACGGAGGCTACAATCAGGAAGATTCGGTCATGATTAATCGTGCGGCGTTGGACCGCGGACTCTTCCGTTCCATCTTCTACCGAACGTACAAGGACGAGGAGAAGAAGAATCAGGCGAGCGGCGAGGAGGAGCGATTCTGTAAACCGGACCCCAGCCTCACCAAACACATCAAGTTGGCAAATTACGAAAAGTTGGGCGCGGACGGAATTATTCCTGAAAACACCTACGTGGACAATGATGATATTCTCATTGGCAAAGTTGTGCCCATTCGGCTCAGGGCGGTGGAGGGTGCGATGGCGGCGGGAGTCTCGCATTCGTCCCTGGCGAGCATGTCGGCGGCGGCAGCCGCAGCGGCGGTAGAAGCGGTGGGCGGCAAGCGTTACCGAGATGCCTCCAAGATGCTCCGCAATAACGAGACCGGTTTTGTGGATAAGATTTATCGCGGACGGAACGGCGAGGGATTCTCGTTTGTCAAGATTCGTGTGCGGTCCGAGCGCATTCCAACAATTGGTGATAAGTTCTGTAGCCGTCACGGACAAAAAGGAACGGTGGGAATGATTTTGGAGCCCGAAGATATGCCTCAAACGGCAAACGGAATCGTGCCCGACATTATCATTAATCCTCATTGTATCCCGTCCCGCATGACGATTGCACATTTAATGGAAACGCTCATGGGACGGGTGGGATGCGAAATTGGCGCAGTGGGCGACGGCAGCCCATTCACCGATGTGAGCGTGGACGGACTCTCCAAAATGCTCCGTGATGACCTTGGACTTGAGCCGCATACGAATGAAGTAATGTATTGTGGAACAACGGGTAAGCAGATGAAGACGAGTATCTTTATGGGTCCAATCTTCTATCAGCGTCTCAAGCACATGGTGGAAGACAAGATCCATTCCAGATCTTCGGGTCCACTCGTGATGTTGACCCGCCAGCCGGCGGAAGGACGAGCCCGCGATGGCGGTCTGCGATTCGGCGAGATGGAACGTGATTGTATGGTTGCCCACGGTGCCTCCGAATTCCTCAAAGAGATCATGATGGAAAAATCGGATAACTTCCAATGTTTCGTCTGTAAGTCGTGCGGTCTCCTGGGTCAAGTGAATCCGAAGGCAGGAATCTTCAAATGTACCTCGTGTGATGCCGTCACCGATTTCGCCCAGATTCGCGTTCCCTACGCCTATAAGCTCTTCTTACAGGAGTTGGAATCGATGTCCATCTGTTCACGAATTTTGCCCGATTCCCGTCTGCGGGCGATTGCGAACGAGGCGGCTCTCATGCCTGAGCAGGCGGCAGCGGTCAAGTCGGTACTCTAATCCTCACGCAGGTCAAACGCTAATTCTGTAAATCCCTCTGGGGCAGTTTTTTCTGCCGAAATGACATCCCGTGCCCAGGACCCAATCAGGGGCGACTCGCCGTGAAAGTCCCCTCCACCCCGTCCGTTCCCCTCACAGGTCAAAAGTGGCAGAGGATGAATCTGACTCCCTTGGACCCCCTTGGGAACTTTAGACTTATCCACAAACTGTCGCTTCGTATGATTCACTAGAAACGGATACGCATCGGTATATTTGATGGCAGAATGAAGCGCTAAATCGTTGCGCTCGTGACAAATCAAATGTAGATTTTTGCCGAGTCCCGGCTCCGCATCGGCGTAATCGCCGCACCAGACAACGCGCGACTTATGATGCCGACCCTCAGGTGTAAGCTCTGCCTCAAATGTTTCAACGCCCTCATTCCCCAGATACGAGTGTTCCATCAGTTTTATCCCCAAACCAGGCACCATCCAAACCCGAATCCAGCCGTTGGCGTCCAAAATGACCGCATAGTAGTATTGTCCCATTTGTTATGCTTACTTTCTAAGGTTAACAAATAGTTTTCAATTTTTGTCAGAAATCCAGGTTATTTACGACCGAGAGTAAATGCGGCGAGTCCGGCGAAGAGGGCGGCGAACAGAACGCCGGCGAGAACTTTTGACTGTCCCGATCCGCCACGGAATCCTTCCACTTTGTTGTCCGCTGTGTATTCATCGGCGCTCACCCACGAATCAAAAATCCAATGACTCGCTGCGGGCTTTCCGTCACCGCCACGGATTATATTTTCTTTAGAGGGGTCAATCCACCATTCACCGGTCACCTGACTTTGGATATTTCCTTGTAAGTCGCCAACCGGCAGGGTCACCTTGCGACAACGGGCATAACCACTGTTCATTACGGCATTAAACATTGGCGCGGGATTGAGGGCTTTTCCTGCGTCTTCAAACATACCGGGTGCTAAGCCACGAAGATGAACGCCGAGAGTATTTTGAATTTCGTCACCGAGACGACCAGGGAGTCCGTGGGGCGTAGTATCCACGTATTCGTACATATCCTGACCATTCGAACATGTTGCTCCTGAGTTGGTGAAAAATCGCAGACCCATCGGAGTCTGGGTTTGACCCTCGCCTTTCGCAAATCCGGTTGTTTCACCGTATCCGATGACGTCCGAGTAGTAATCTACACCGGCAATAGCACCTTTGATTCCGCCCCATGAGCCGTCGCCAAAATTTACACCGATGTCACCTGGAGTCTTGATTTCGGAGGAGTAATCGTATTTTGGTCCCAAAATAGTCGTCATGTTTGGCGTATATTGTGTGACCTTTGTCTGTAATTGCTGAAGAGCATCCATCTGCCCCGCTTCTTACTTTGGTGGCTTATTTTCGTACGGCGGTAAAGGCGACGAGACCGATGAAGAGGGTGGCGAAGAGAACGCCGGCGGTGAGCTGCGAGCCCCCAACCGGTCCTGAGCGAAAATCCTCAATGACATTTCCTTTTGCGTCCTTTATCGGATACTTTTTTTGCGTTTTATCGTATTCATCGCCAGAAATCCACTTATCAAAGACCCAGTGGGTGGCGTAATATTTGCCGTCACCCCCTTTCGTGAGTTTTTCCTTGGATGCGTCAATCCACGGACGAGTCACATTCGGATTTTTAGAGCGTAAATTTCCCTGCGCATCGCCGACGGGAGCGGTCATCTGTTTACATTGCGGAAAGCCCGAGCCGATGGCGGCGGAGAAGAACGGGGCGGGATTGAGCGCATCGGCGGCGTCGTTGATAATTCCTGGCGCCAATCCTTGGAGCCGAATTCCGCCCATCTGTTGGGCAAGTTTATCGCCGAGCGGACCAGGAATTCCTTCGGGCACCGTGCTCACGTATTCGTACATACTCGCTCCGTTACTACATGCCGCCCCCATCTTCGCATCGGCAACTTTAAGAAAGAAGTTGAGACCCATCGGCGATTGCGACATTCCGCCCTGGTCGGCAGACAACCCAACGGACTGCCCGTAGCCAAGCGCACCGGCGTAATAATCTACGCCGGCGGCGGCTCGTCCAATTCCCTCCAGCGAACCATCGCCAGCGTGGATGCCGATATCAGTTGGAGACTTGAGCTCGCCTGAATAATCGTAGACGGGTCCAATGAGTGCGCTGGCGTCGGGCAGATAGTTCATCACCGCCGTCGGCTGCTTGAATATAGTATTAAACTGGTTTGAAGCCGATGTCACTCCGCCGGCAATATTATTTAAGCCGCCCTGAATATCCATTCTCCTTACTTGGGGCGATTGAAATTACTTTCGTAGCGATGTGAACGCGACGAGTCCGAGAAACAACCCAGCAAATAATACACCTGCGCTAAATTGTGAGGAATTCAGGTTTGGCGAGAATCCCTCGGTACCCATGTCTTGAAGTGCCGCTTTGAACATATTGGCGGTCGGTTGTGGTGGAATGGATGGATCCGGCGGTGTATTCTGGTCGGGGATATCATCGGATGTATAGAGCCGTCCCATTTGTTTCAACTGCTTTTGCGTCCAGTAGTATTCGTCCTGGCTGATCCATTTATCAAAGACCCAGCGACGCATATGCGGCTGCGGTCCGCCTGGTACATAGACATTTGGATTTGGCGCCAGAGGTTTATAATAGACTTTATCGGCGGCGGGGTCTACCCAGACATTGGGGACTAACTCTGGCGGGTTATCACTGCCGGTAGGGTCGGCGTTGTAAATCGGTTTGGGGAAACGAGAGGCAAGTTGACCGTCGGCATTTCCAACCGGCGCTTCCATCAATTTACATTTTGGATAGCCGGTGCCCATAACGGCATTTAGAATCGGCACGGGATTCATCGCCTCAAACGAATCTTGGAGAGCACCTGGGGCAAGACCTTGTAAGTTGGCGCCGAGTTTTTCTTTAAGCCCGCCCCCCATACCCCCTGGTAGCCCTGAGGGAATCGTTGACATATATTGGTACATATCGGCACCGTTAGAGCAAGTTTGTCCGGTATTAAAGAAATAGTTGAGACCGAGAGGCGATTGGGGGAAGTCGGGTCCGTTGCCCATAATACTTTTGGTCGGCGTACCGAATGCCATCGTATCAACATAGTACTGGACACCGGCGACGTTTCTATATACCTGGTCGGGTCCACTAAAGATATCACCATCCCGTTTGATACCAATCTCTGAGGGGTACATCATTTCGTTGGAAAAATCGTAATAGGGACCGAGCGCCGTCAGCCCTGTTTCTCTTGTCGTAGCCGACATCCTTATAAGGTCGTGTGGTTTTATCCGGCTGCGTTCTGCGGATAAAGATAAAAAATGAAGAGTCCCCAGAATCACTCTTTATTCTACAACTTATTCGTTGTACGATGTCTTCACTTTTATTTCCGGGCGTATCATCGTGTATTAAAACGAGCAGCGAAGATGTAGATATCTTTGGTGGTGCGGATTGGACCAAAGCGGTGGAACAGTTTGCGGAGGAGCCACCTGCGCCCACGGACATGGTGGATGGATTTCATTGCGAAGACTGTGATACAGGTTTATGGATTCAGACACATAATGAAGAGGTGATTTGTACAAAATGCGGAAATCACATGGGGTTTCAATTGGACTCATCGGCGGAGTATCGGTGGTTTGGGTCTGAGGACCGTAGTCCGGATCCGACGCGGGTCGGCAATCCTCTCAATCCGCTTCTCCCAGAATCGTCTTTGGGTACGCGAATTCTGACCCGACCCGGTGATTCCAAGGCGATGCGACGTATTCGTCAGTACCACTTGTGGAATATTATGCCGTATCGTGAGCGCACACTTTGGACGATTTTCGAAATGCTTCAGGTGCGGGCGAATAACGCAGGTGTGTCTATGGCAATTGTGGAAGAGACTAAGCAGTTATATGCGCAGGTGAGCACTCGTTGTATTTGCCGAGGTCAGCAGAAAGACGCACTGCTGGCAGCGTGCCTGTTTGAAAGCCTGAAGCGCCATGATACGCCTCGTCGTCCGGTGGAAATCGCTGAAATCTTTCAGATTGACGCGAAACTGATTACACGGGGTGTGAAGCAGTTTTCGGGTCTCCTGGAGGAGCATTTACACACTACGCCGGCGGCGGAAAAGAAGGTAGAAACGCCCTCAACCCATTTTCGGCATTATTTGGAGCCGGCAATTTATAAACTGGAAACGCCTCGGCTGCTTCATAATCAGATTGTAGAGTTAGCCACGAAGATTGGCAATATGATTGATGAATTGGGCGTTTGCCCTGAAACGACGCCGTCC